CGGCCAAAGCCGTAAAAGTGCTGCTGCCAGTAGCTGGTATTGATGCTGGCATACTGGATTGGATTTCCGCAGTGGATCATCATCCCGTCTCCGACGTAGATGCCCACATGGGATGTGTTGGGCGTGTCGTAGGTGCCCTGGAAAAAGATCAGGTCGCCGGGTCTGGCCTCCGATGCCGGGATGGGCGTACAGACATTGAAGTATAGGCCGTCGCTGCCCAGCCTGCCGAAGTCCCAGCCCTGGCCGCAATGGTTGATGACCCAGGACACGAAGCCGGAGCAGTCGAAGGAGGTGCTGGGCGAGCTGCCGCCCCAAACATAGGGATAACCCAAATACTTCTCGGCCTCCGCGATCATGGCGGCGAACTTTTCATCGGACAGCGCCTCCGGGGGTATCTCATACCGGGTGATCTCCCCGTTATAGAGATTGACATAGCTGGAGGTCGGGAACAGATCGTCCCGGTTGCCCAGGGTCGCCATATAGGTGGCGTACATGGAAAGCTGATCCTCGCCCATGATGTAAACCGGGACGTGGGAAAGGTTGAAGTTTTCCAGCTTCACGTTGCAGATATAATAGGTATAGGCCACCTGCACGTCGTACTCGTATTCTTCCTCGCTGGTGTCGCCGGTTTCCGGGTCCGTGACCGTCCGGGTGCCGGTGCGGGTTTCCGTCCGATACCGGGTTTCCGTAGTCACATCCTCGGTGAGAATGTACTGCTTGTCGAACAGCATTTGCAGATCGCCCTGCACCTGGTCGATGGTCCACGCGCCGCCGCGCAGGGCGGTGAGAATGGAGATCAGCACATAGGGGTCATGCTCAATGCTGTCCAAATCGTAGTGGTATTCGTCGTAATCATGGGTGCTTTCGTAACTGTCCAGATAGCTTTGCAGCTCATTTTCCAGGCCGCAATACGCCGCCTCCGCTGCCAGCATATCCGAATCCTCAGAGGGATAGGTGCTGGCGGCGATGGCCGATCCCGCGCCCTCCAGCATCACGGTGCAGGAGGAAAAGACGTTCAGCATAAAGGCCAGAGCCAAACCTACAGCACCGACAATCAGAAAGCCCTTCTTGTGCTGCCGGACAAAATCGGCGGTCTTTTTCGCTGTCTCCCTGATCGCTTCCGCGGCCTTGCCGGTGGCCTCCGCCGCCTGCTTCGTGGTTTCCGCGGACCGTCCGGCTTTGGCGGCGGCATACTGTTTCCTGATTGCCCGCCGCTGCTGCCACTTGGAAACGGGATTGCTGGTGGGCTGTTCCAGCTCAGCCTTTTTGTAGAGGGCGTTCAGATTGGCCTTTTCCAGTTTGCTTTCCGCTGCCGCCGCCTTGCGGTAGGGCCGCAGGCGCTGGGAACGGATCGCTGATGTAGTCAGACGCGCCCCGGATTCCGCGTTGCCCTCCACGAAGTGCGCCGCCTCCAGTCCCACGTTCTCGTCCTCATACTGCCGGATCTCCCGGTGCGCCGCGATGGACGCGGTATTGACGGGAGCGGCCTTGGCAGCATGGGACAGCTTGGAGGGCGGCTTCTTATCCTCAAAGGAGAGCTTGGTCGTGACCTTGCCGGTGGCCGGGTCCACGGTTCGGGTTTTCACCGTCTTTTTCGGGATTTTGGCCTGGGCCTTGTCCGCTTTCGCCGCCGCCTTTTTCACCTTTCGGATGGGCTTCTCCAGCTCCGGGGTGTCCATTTCTTCCTGGGTGAATTTCAGACGCGGCTCCCGCTTCACTGCGCGACCTCCTGGGGCTTGGTGGTCATGATACGATACAGCTCAGTGTCCTTCGGGAAGTGGTCAACGAAAGGAATGATGGTGTTCCCGTAGAATAGCAGGCCCTCGCCCTCACCGGAGTGGGTGACGTAGGAAAGCTGGTGCGGAGAGATATTGAGCTGTTTGGCGAGGATTTGTCTGTCTCCAGCCGCCTGGTTGAGCATATAGATGAAGTCGCTGTTTTCAAAGATGTTTTCCACCTCACGGGAGGAAAGAAGGTCCTTCACATTCTGGGTGATGCCAGTCGGGATGCCGCCCCACTTTCTGAAACGCTTCCAGATTTCCACGGAGTAGCTGGCCGTCTGTTCCTCTTTTAAGAGCAAATGGAACTCGTCGATATAGTAGCGGGTGGTCTTATGCTCGGCTCGGTTGATGGTGACGCGATTCCACACCTGATCCTGGACGATCAGCATCCCGATCTTTTTAAGCTGTTTCCCCAGCTCCTTGATGTCGTAGCAGACGATCCGGCTGTTAATGTCCACGTTGGTACGGTGGTTGAACACGTTGAGAGAGCCGGTGACGTAGATTTCCAGCGCCGTGGCGACGTACTGCGCCTCCTTTTCCTCCTGGGCGCGGAGAGCGTTATACAGGTCCTCCAGCACCGGCATATTCTCCGGGCGGGGATCACTCAGATAATCCCGGTACACCAGCCGGACGCAACGGTCAATGATGGTTTTCTCCACTGGGGCCAGTCCGTCCTTGCCGCCGACAATCAGCTCGCAGAGGGAGAGAATGAAGTCCGATTTGAGCGACAGCGGGTTTTCATCATCGGAGTAGTCCAGGTTCAGGTCCATGGGATTGATGTAACAGGGCTTGCCGTCGTAGCCCTTGCCGGTGGGCGAGATTTTGATGACCTGACCGTTCAGCCGTTCCACCAGCGGGGCGTACTCGCCCTCCGGGTCGCAGATGATAATGTCGTCCTCCGGGCAGATGAGAAAGGCGTTGCTGATCTCACGCTTGGCCGAAAAGGATTTGCCGCTGTTGTGAACGACTAAACCGTTTTCCAGTTCAAAATTCATGTAGAACGGTACGGTCATGTCATAGACGGGTATCTTCTCCGGCAGACGCTGAACAGAAACACGGGAAACCGTAAGACCGCCGCTGAGATGCTGGCCGTCATGGATTTCCTTTGCCTCGACGTATTCTCCTGCGTTGTCCATGATAAGGTGGCTCCCAGTGCAACGGACGGCGGTGCCGTCTGTAAAGCTGATCTGACAGATTTCATCCGCATATTTTTCAATGCGAATATCCTTGGCGATGGCGTCAACAGGATTTCCGTTTTCATCATAGGCCCGTACCAATGCGTAATTGTGGCGAAGCGCCACCAGGTCGGCAAAAGAAACCGTGCCGCCCTCTGCCAGCCGAATACGGGTATCGCCGGTGAAACAGCCGGGGGTGCCAAGGATCAGGCCGTTGGGGTTCTTCAGTAGCTTGCGGTCCACCATGATAAGGTTGTTGCTCAGAGCGTTAATGCCGTAGTAGAGCGCCTCTGCGCCGGTCTGGAACAGTTCCTGCGTGGTGAACGGGACGAAGATGGCCGTGCTGGAGGTAGTCAGCCCCCGGCGAATATCCACCAGGTTGTTCCCCAGGGGGATGCAGCTAAACAACCCTTCCTCCTGCTGGAAATCCAGCCTTGTCAGAGCGCAGTTGTGGCGCTGGGCAATGCTGGACGCCTGGAACACGTTGTTATTGAGCTGCCGTTGGCCGTTGGCCGTGTTCAGAATGAGGAAGGTCACAAGAAACATTCGCTCGTTCCGGCTCTGGAGGTCCTGCAAGAGCTTCTTCGCCTCCGAACCATAGGTGGCGAGGTCGGAGGGGATTATATCCATGTCGTAGCCCGCCCGGACCGCCTTTTTCTGTTCCTCGATCTTGCTCTTGTCCAGGTCCGTGATCTTCCGCTTGATGGTCTTGATGGCCTTGGTCTGATCCACGGATTGGACGTGCAGGCTGACTACCAGATTGCTTTCCATGTCCAGAAAATCCGCCAGCATCCGGTCATTCAGCTCCGGGGCCAGGATTTGCAGGAAGCTGACCTTGCAGGTCTTTTTTCCCATGGAAAACTGCCGCCCGGTTTTGAACTCAAAGGAGCTGGGGGCGATGAAGTCCTTGGTGGAAAGGCCGGAGGGGGCCAGCCACTTCCAGTTGAAGCGGAAGGGCTTATGCTCGTCCATATTGAAAATGTCGTGCATGACCTCCAGATACTCCGCGCCGTCCAGTGCCGCAGCGGAAACGCCCAGGCGCTTGAAATTGTTGATAAGGTCGATCTCGATCCGCTCCAGCCGGGACTTTGCCAGCTTCACGTTCTCCGCCTCGATGCCGAAGGTCAGGTATTTGGTCTTGGAAAGGCCGTTCTTGCCCTTTGCCACCTGATTGCGGAGCATGGCGGTGTATTCCTCCCGGATGCTGTCATACTCGTCCCCGTGGAGGGGAATGTCGATTCTCTGGGAGATGTTTTCCTCCGACGTGGAGAGGTTGACAAAGGTGAGCTGGAATTGGACAGAGGAATCGAAGTAATTGAGGAAATCACACCAGCCGTCGAAGATCGCGGTCTTGTCCTCGTTCTGCGAGAGCTGGTAGTTGATGTCCTGAAAACGGATGGTTTTTACATAGCGGGTATCCGTGACCCGGCAGATGCCGTCCGGGTACATCCGCTGATACGGGATACTGTCCTGCGCCGATTTCTCCTTCTTATCCGTTCCGTTGGCTCTGGCGATCAGCGCCTCGATTTCCTTGCGCTCGGCGCGGGACAGTTTTGCTTTTTCCGTGGACAATGCGGTACACCTCCTGATCTAAATTGTCCTGCCGTTCCAAAACGGCGTAGAAGTTGTTGGTTTTATACGGGCGCTCCTTTGGCCGCAGGAAACAGACGCGAATGATATTTCGCAGAATGATCTCCAGCGGCTGGCCGTTCTTCTCGTACATTGCCATGAGAAACGCCGGGAGCATCACGACCATCATCACCATCGCCGCCGCGCTGACGCCGATGGGCTTTCGGAGCAAAAAGAAAAGCGGAGCGCCGATGAGCGCACCGCAGCCGAAGCAAATGAGCTGTCGTTTCGTGAGATTGAACAGCACCTTGCTTTTCACTTTGGTTAAGTCCTTGGGGACGTTGACATAGGCCATAAGTTGCACTCCTTTCCGGCCTTAGTGGGCATTGAACACACTTTTTGCGAGCGAGCTGGTCTTGAACAGGCAGAAGCACAGCAGCACCGTGTAGCCCATGCAGGTCCAGATGGCCGCGCTGATGTCGTCCATGGTGGCGATGTTCTGTACCAAAACGGCGTAGATCGCCACACAGACGATGATAAGAAACGCCTGGAAGCCCAGCGCCAGCAGCGAGCGGAGATAATTCTGCCCCATGCTGCCCCATTCCCGGTTGAGCGTGGTCGCCATGGGGATGGGCGCGATGCTCGTCACAAGGTATATCTCGATCATGCGCCCATAGATCACGATGAACACGCAGATCGTCATGGCCCAGGTGCAGATGCCCACAAACATGGACTGGAACCACAGCCCGAACAGCGGGCCAATGTCCATGGCCTCCAGCTTGCTTTGTATGTCCGGCAGCACCGTATTCAGGTCGATGCTTGTATCGGAGATCACCACGCCGGAGGCGCTTGCTACCACGCTTTGGGCCGCGTCGAATACGCCCATGACGATGTTCCAGGTGTTGGTGACGATGAGAACGGCGGCAGCGGACTTGAAGGCCCACTTGAAGAACATCCAGGTGTCCACGTCGCCCAGGTTGTTTTTCTCCGTGATAAGCTGGATCAGTTCCAGCGTCATCACGAAGGCGAGAATGGCCCCGGCGATGGGGACGATCACGGTATTGGAAAGGTTCTGGATCATGTTGAAGATGCCGCCGTTCCATCCCTGGGGCGTCATGCCTACCTGCCCGGAGATCTCGGCAACCTTTTGATTGGTCGCGTCGAACATCCCGGTCAGGTTGCTGGTGATCCCGTCAATGAGCAGGTTTTTCAGCCATTCGGTGATTTTGTCCCACAATAAATCCATCGGGTTTCCCTCCTTTCAGGGGGAGGGGCCGCAGAGCGCGGCCCCTCCGGGATTATTGTGTGAGATCAGCCGAACAGTCCGGACAGAAGCGGGACCAGGACCGTGCCGATGAGGGCCACGCCGCCGCCAGCCATAAGCTGCTTCATGCCCTGGGACTTTGCGCCCGGATTGTCGTTGCCATATCCCTCCAGAAGATTGATCGCGCCCCAGATACCGAGGCCCGCGCCCAGGGCGATGACCAGCGTCTGGAGAACCTGAACAGCCGAGTTGAAAAATGCCATAAATAAAAGTACCTCCGTAAAAAATGTTGGAAGGTACGCTTTTTCCACGATTCAGTTTTGCCGCCTTATTCCTTGGCGGCGGGTTCGCCGGAGAGGTCTACCTTCTTTACCTGATACTGTTCCTCCGGCTTCATCTTCAGGCGATGGGACAGGAAACGCTCTATGTCAAAGGCGTTTCGCTTGTCGTAATCGGAAGTGTAGCGATAGAGGGGATGCTTGGTGATGTCGTATTTCTGCGACAGGAATGGTCTTACGCCCCGGAGCTGCAAGATGCACTTGCCGCCGTCCAGGACCGCCAGCTCGTCAATGCTCATAAGCTCCTTGCCGAGCTTTTGATAGTTCAGCGAATGGGATACCTCACGGCCCCGGCTCTCGCCGGTGTTGTAGGTATCCACCGTTTCTTTCCCCAGGGCCGCGGAAAGCTCCTTTAATGTCGTAGGCTCCTTCCCGCCCAGGAAGATGGTTGTGTCACAGTTCCCTTCGATTGTGTCAGCATTGTCCTTATAGATGGCCTTTAGCTGACTTTTTGCCTGCAAAACAAGGCAGGCGGAGATTTCACGGGATCGGATGGTGGCCATGAGCTTTTCCAGCTTGGGGATTTGGCCGATGTTCGCCATTTCGTCGATCAGGCACCGTACATGGAAGGGCAAGCGCCCGCCGTACACATCGTCGGCCTTTTCGCAAAGCAGGTTGAATAGCTGGCTGTAGCACATGGCGATCAGGAAGTTAAAGGTATCGTCCGTGTCGCTCATAATGAGAAACAGCGCCGTCTTTCTGTCGCCCAGCTTGTCCAGCTCCAGCTCGTCGTAGGCCGTCAGGTCCCGCAGCTCCTGGATGTCGAAGGGGGCCAGCCGTGCGCCGCAGGAGATCAGGATGGATTTCGCGGTCTTGCCCGCCGCCAGCTTGTACTTTTTGTACTGCCGGACGGCGAAGTGATTGGGCTTTTCCTTCTCCAGCTCCTCAAACATCAGGTCCACGTTGTTCTGAAACTCCTCGTCGTCCTCATGGACCTCCATGGCGTTAATCATCTCGATCAGGGTGGAGAAGCATTTTTCTTCGCCTTTCCCCTCATAGTAGATGTACCCGATCAGCGCCGTATAGAGCAGCGTTTCCGCCTTGACCCAAAAATCGTCCCCGGACTTGGCGTTGCCGGTGGTGTTGGCGATCAGGGTCGTAACCAGCTTCAAAATATCCTTTTCGCTGTGAATGTACGCAAAGGGGTTGTAGTGCATGGACTTTTTGAAGTTGATGGTGTTGAAGATTTTGATGCGGTAGCCCTGCTTCAGCAGGAGATTCCCGCACTCCACGGCCACGCTGCCCTTCGGGTCCGTGACCACAAAGGAACAGGGGTAGGTTTCCGAGGTGCATTGCATGAGGTTGGGTTTCAATAGGAAGCGGGTCTTGCCGCTGCCGGAGCCGCCGATGACCAGCATATTTTTGTTTCGCGCCGTCTTGGGGTCCTTGGGGCGGCTGTTCATGGTCAGGCTCTCCGTCTGCGTGAGTATGACGTTGTTGGCAAAGACGGGATCGGCGTAGGGCGCGATGTCCTCCGCCGTTCCCCAGCGGGCCGAGCCGTATTCCACATTCTTGCGGAACTTCTTGGCGTTCTTGCCTTTGACGTAGACCGCCAGCCGGATCAGCGCCGCCGCCGCGATCCCCACGCAGAGATCCACGGGGTGGAAGCTGGGGACGATGGACTGGAACGCCGCGGTCATGCCCTCCATGATGTGGAGGACCTTGCCGGAGAAGTCCGCGCCGGGAGCCAGCCGCGCCGCCTGCCCCAGCTTGGTGCCGATCAGGGCAAACAGCAGATAGGGGCTGTTCAGAATCAGGAGCTTTTTCAGATTCTTCTGTTTCATCGCTCCGGCTCCTTGTGGCGGGTCTTTTCCTTCTTGGGATGCTTGACCTGTGCCTTGAACAGCTCCAGCTTTTGCAGGATGGAGGGCCGTGACGCTTTTCTGATCTGCTTCTGCGTGTACTCCGTAAACGCGGCGGTCATAGCGTCGGCGTCCGGGGCCTTGAAGAACACCAGGTAGCGGTTTTCGCCCTTGACCTTGAAGGGGGCGAAGTCAATACCGTACTTCCGGGCGATCCGGTTGAAGGACCCGATGTTGCTGTCATTGACCTCGATGCTCTGCATCCCTTTATCCTTCGCCGCCAGCTCCTTCACGGTCATTTTCCCGTGAACTTCCTTCTCCTGCTTCGGGAGCTTCTGGCTGTGACCGTTCTTGACCTGGGATAGCACCTTTTCCAGCGCCCGCCGCAGCTCGGAGGCGGTGAGCTTGGAACAGTTTTCGATCAGCACGACCACCTTGTTTTCAATGTCCTCCTGCATGGGAAATCACCACCCTTCGGCGGCGTAACGCGCTCACTTCATCCAGCTCTCGCCCTTCGTCACGTCGGCGGTGTGGGCGTTGGCGCTCTCCATCACTTCGTAATAGGCCCAATGCTTCGTGGTCATATCCGTGAAGGTGGTGAGCTTCCGCAGGTTGGCGTCGATGTAGTCCTCGTCGGCCACGCGGCCCAGCAGACGGTTGATGATGGTCACGGCCTCGGCGCGGGTGATGTTAGCGGTGGCGCGGAAGGTGCCGTCGCCGTAGCCCTTGATCCAGCCATGGATAGCGGCGTCCTTGATGTACTCCGCGGCCCAATAGCCCTCGGACACGTCGTTGAACTCCGCGTACTGCTCCATGATCGCGGCATTGCCGCCGTCATAGACCTCGAAGAAACGCACGGCCATGGCCACGACCTCGGCGCGGGTGATCTCAGCGTTGGGAGAGAACTTATTGTCGCCGCTGCCGGTCACGATGCCGTAGCCGGTCAGGTACTTCACATAGCCGGAGTACCAGGCGTTTGCGGGAATGTCGGTGAACTTGGTCCGGGCCGTTTCGGAGATCGTGTCGCCCTTGCGCTCGGCCAGCAGACGGGCAAAGATGGCAGCGGCCTCAGAGCGGGTCATGCTCCGGGAGGGGCCGAAGGTGCCGTCCGGGTAACCGTAGATATAGGCCCCGTGCTTCTCGATCACAGTCACTTCCGGCAGGGTCAGGGTGCCGTCCTCGTCGGTCTTGCCGGTTTCCTTGTCCTTGTCGCCCTTCACGATCACGGTCACGTTGTCCAGCGGACGGCCTTTGTGATCGGTGACGGTGATGACGATGGGGTTCTTTTCGTCCATATCCAGACCGTCCGGCAGGACCACGGTGATGGTGCCGGTCTTGCCGATGGAAACCTCCGCACCGTCAATGGGCCGGTTGTTCCGCCCGTCCACCACATTCACGGTGACGGTGTAGGGATCGTTGTCGGCGTCCTTGCCGCCGAAGGTGATGCTGCCCTTGTCGCCGGTGTCGCCGGATTCATCGGGAATGGTGATCTGACCGTTTTTGTCCGTCACGTCGGGGACGTAGTTGCCATTCACGTCGGTGACGTAAATCTGTACGCCCTTCACTGGGGACTTGTCCTCGGATTTCAAAACGTAAACGGTGGTGTGGTTGCCGTAGTCCAGCAGACGGCCATCGGGGAAACGCACGGAGATCGTGCCATCCTTGTTCAGCTCCACGGTGGCGTTGGTGATAGGCTTGCCGGAGCTGGTATCGGTGACGATCACCAGATACTCGCCCACGGTGGCCTCGCCGCGGCTGTCGGTGGTGGCGTAGAGGTACAGCTTGGCAATCGGCTCCGTGACCAGCTTCTCGTGGCAGGTGACGCACTCCTTGTGGCGGCTGCCCTCGGCCTCGGTGGTGGGCTTGCGGTCAACGATCCAGTTGCTTTCCTTGTGGCCGGTGGACTTTACATAGTCGGAGATAAAGGTCTTGTCGCAGTTCTTGCAGGCGTAGGTGGTAAAGCCCAGCTCCGTGCAGGTAGGGGCGGTGACGGTGGCCGCAAAGTCATGGCCGTGGGCCTTCTCGATCACAGCGCCGCAGTCACGGCAAATCTGATCCTCGGTGCAGGTGGCCTTGGAGCCGGGATTGTGGCCCTTGGCAGATACAGCCTCCAGATAGGTTTCGTCGCAGCTCTTGCAGTGATGCTCCAGGACGCCCTCGCCGTTGCAGGTGGCGTCGGTGATCTTCGTACCGGCGTCCCAATCGTGACCGGTGGGATCGGTGTAGTCCGTGACGTAGCTGTCTCCGCAGCGGGAGCAGGTAAAGGTGGTATAGCCGCCATCGGTGCAGGTGGGGTCCGTGACCTTCGCCACATAGTCATGGCCCAGCAGCTCGGTGTAGTCGCTCTTGTAACTGTCGCCGCAGCCAGAGCAGGTGTAGGTCGTGTAGCCCATCTTGGTGCAGGTAGGCTTGGTCACTTTTTTGGTGTACTGGTGGCCGGTGGCGGGAGCCAGCACAGCGCCGCAGTCCTTGCAGGTCTGAGGATTCAGGCAGGTGGCGTCGGGACCGGGATTGTGGCCCTTCGCGGAAATGGCCTCATGGTAGTGGGCGTCGCAGCGGGAGCAGTCGTACTCCTTCACGCCGTCGCTGTTGCAGGTGCTGTCCGCCAGAATGACAGGGGCTTTCCAGTCGTGGCCCAGGGCCTCGGTCACATCATCCACATAGCTGTCCCCGCAGCGGGTGCAGGTGTAAGTAGTATAGCCGCCCTCGGTGCAGGTGGGAGCGGTGACAACGGCGGTGTAGTCATGACCCAGCATCTCGGTGTAATCGCTCTTATAGCTGTCGCCGCAATCCTTGCAGGTGTAGGTGGTATAGCCCAGCTTCGTGCAGGTGGGCTTGGTCACGACGGCCTTGTAGGTGTGGCCGGTGGCGTCCACATAGTCCGCCTTGTAGGTGTCCCCGCAATCCACACAGGTGTAGGTGTTGAAGCCCATTTCGGTGCAGGTAGGCGCGGTGACGGCGCTGGTGTAGCGGTGGCCGGTGCCGGATTTCACGGTGGTGTTTACCACAGGGGTGACAGAAACGTTGCCGTGATCGTGACCGTCGCCATCGCCGTCGTAGTCCTCCAGCTTGGTGGCGTCGCAGACCTTGCAGCGGTACTCGATCACGCCCGCGTTATTGCAGGTGGGGTCCTTGATGACGGTGCCATCGTCCCAATCGTGGCCGGTGGCCTGGGTGTAGCTGTCAAAGTAGCTCTCGCCGCAGTCCTTGCAGATGTGCTGGGTGTGACCGCCGGTGGTGCAGGTGGGCGCGACCACGTTGGCCACAAAGCTGTGACCCTTGACGGCGGTGATGTCGGTGATCTGACGGTCCCCGCAGATGTCGCACTCCCGGACCGTGTAGCCGGGGGCGGTGCAGGTGGCCGCGACCTTGTAGGTCTTGTACTGATGCTCGCCCTTGGGGGTCAGGGTTTCCTTGACTTCGCCGCAGCTCCGGCAGATCTCCAGGGTCTTGCCCTCATGCTCGCAGTCGGCCTCGCGGATCAGGATGGACTGATAGGCATGGCCCGTAGCGTTCTGGTAATTGCGCTTATCCACGGCCCCACAGATGGAGCAGAGGTAGCGGTCATAACCCAGGGTGGAGCAGGTGGGAGCCACGGTGTCCAGGTAAACGTAGTTGTGTTCGGTGCTGTCAACGGAAATGCTGGGATCATGGGCGGGATTGGGATGCTCCGGCTCCTTGGCGCGCTCGTCATGGAGCCAGACATAGGCCACGCCGTTCTCGGTCATGCTGACGTTCTTGTAGGTGTAGGTCACGGCGTAGTACACCGTGTACTGGCCCTCCTCGGTGTAGCTGGGAGGTGTGACCAGGGTGCAGGCGTCGGCGCTGTTGCCGTAGCGGATTTTCGCGGTGACGCCGCTCTCAGACAGGTCGGAAACGGTGAGCGTGTGCGCCTGACCGTCCACCGCGCCGTAGTAGTCCGCCACCACGCTCTTGGCCGCGACATACTCGGTCTTGGTGTAGTCGCAGTCGGCGCAGGAGGTCACGACGGCAAAGCGCTGCTTATCGAGCTGGGCCTTGACCTCGGTTTTCAGGTTGTGGCGCTCCAGGGTGGAGCTGTGCGTATGAACGGTGCCGAAGCAGAACTCGCAGTAGTGACCGCCCTCCACGGTTTTGGTGTGGTAGGTGTCGTCGGCATATTCATAGGTCACAACATCCTTCAGCTCCTCAGAGAAGCCGGAGGCGCAGTCGTAGAGGTTATACACGTTCTTGGAATAACCGTAGCTTGACGTACCGCCGTTGGCGTTGATGACGCCGCAGTTGTCGCACATGGATTTGGTCCAGTGGTAGCCGGTATAGTAGGCGTCCACGCCGGGATCTCCGTCGAGAATACTGCCGGTGCCTTCGCCGCCCACCATTGTTCCGTCAGACCAAAGAACATTCCGGGTCAGCGCGGTCTGACCGTCGCGGGTGTATTCCGGCGTTCTCCAGATCGTGAAGGACGTGTACTGCTTGCACGAATGGCAGTAGAAGGTTTCGTGGGACACGACGGCGTTGATGTCCAGTTCATTGGTGCGGCTTCCGGCGTTCATCCAATGCTCGGCGGGGTCGCGGTAGGTGGTAGGCTGGGCGGCAAAGGCCGCACTGGGGAGCATGGACATAACCGTGAGGACGGTCAGGAGAAGCGCGAGAACCCGGCGACAGCCGGAATGGGAATGATTTGTTTTCAAGAAAAGTACCTCCGTAAAATAGATTTTGGTGGCCGATTGAAAAGCTCCGCAGCCGGCCAGCTACGGAGCGGATCATGTACTAAGGCGGCACCACCAGACGGTGGAGCAGATGCTTGTGGATCATGGCGGCTCCTTTCAGTTTTGTGGCGTCTGCCGTATCCTTGCGATTTCCTCCGTTGTCGGGTAGTCTTTTCTTGTCGAAAGACAAATCTTATTCAAACGGAGGTATCTCACAATGAAAGGCAAACTGACATCTTTTTTCACAGGCGTGATCGCGGCACTTCTTTTGATGTTCTTACCGGTTTCGGCGCTGGCCTCGGACGGCTCCCTGACGCTGACCATCCACCCGATCAAGGTGCTGGTAAACGGCGAGGTGTTCCAGCCCAAGGACGTACAGGGAAACGACATACTGGTGTTTACTTACGACGGCACCACCTACGCGCCGCTCCGGGCGCTGGCCGAAGCCTACGGGCTGGAGGTCGGGTATGACGGAAAGAACCACATCGCCACGGTGAACGGCAGCGCCCAGGCACCGGTCATCACACCGGCTCCTGTGAGCAGCACGGATTTCAGCGCGGCATGGACGGTAAAGGAGAAGCCGGTCACGAACTACGGCAGCGAGAAGATCTTCACCGCCCGCTATAACGGCTCCCTGGGGACCCAGGACTTCAAGACCTGGTGGAAGTCCTTTGACCGCGGCACCATCGAAAGCTGCGCCGAGCAGCTTGCCGCCGATGTTCTCAGCGACAATCCCGGATGCCGGATCACGATGTACTTCGATTACAACGGCTCCATGCTTGGCACGGTGATGGCAGAGAGCGGATATGTGGGCGCGAACTTCAACGCCGCCGACACCTGGATCAAGTGAGCATGGTCTTAAAGCAAGGCCCCGTCAGGAATGACGGGGCTTTTGCTATGCTCAGAGGCTCCCATATTGGCCTGCCTGATACTGCGCCTCCGGTCCGTAGAGATCGTGGTTGACCAGCATGGCGTAGTGGTTGTCGATGGTGGACACCACGTTGAACAGCGCCGCCAGCAGGTAGGCTTTCGTGTTGTAGACGCGGGTGGTGTTCTCGCTGATCCCGTCCAGGACCTTCTCGATATGCTCTTTCGTGAGCTTTTCAAAGCGATCCCGGACATAGGACGTGGGGTATTCCGCGTCCCGCCCGACCTTGATGGTCTTGCCCCGGTTCATGGCGACCTCCACCATGATTTCCACCAGCTCGTCCACCTGGGGACGATTGGAGGGGGTCACAAGGAGGTCGTAATCAATCTGATCTCGAATATCCTCTCTCACTTCCCGTCCGTCTGTCGGTCCGTCCGCCGCAGGCGCGGGCGCTTCTGAAGGAAGGAATGAATGAGTATTTGATAGATCAGTTTTTTGTTTTTGAGTAATTTGTTTATTTATATTTAATTGCGTTGGATTTCCCGGCGACGGTTTTTCCGTTGACGGATTTCCCGTTGTCGGGTTTTCCGACGACGGATAATCCAACGACGGAGCCGCCGTTGTTGGATTTCCCGACAACGGTGATTCCGCGTCCTGTTCTGCCTCCGGCTCGACCGGGGATTCATGGATCACATACTCGTTGACAGAGAACTTGCCGCGCTCGTCGGTGGTTTGGCGGCGCTCGATATAGCCGTATTTCTCCAACTCGTTGACTGCGGAGCGCACCGCGTCCTTGCTCTCCCGGTTGATGTAGGACAGGCCGGTGAGGGTATAATCCCAATCCTCCGGCAGAGAGAGCATTTGAGAAAGCAGGCCCTTTGCCTTTAAGGACAGGCGCTTATCCCGCAGATGGTAATTGCTCATTACGGTATAGTCCCGCGTCTTGTCGATCCGAAATACAGCCATATACACCATTCCTTTCAAAACAAAGAGGGCGTCAGGCTATCCCGGCGTCCTCCGTTGCAAATCGTTCTTCTAAGCGGTCTACGCTCCAATTCTTCTTGAACTGGCCCAATGGACCGGGGCCAAACTGCGCCCGCGCCCGCCGGTCCAGATCAAGGAGCTTTGCCCACAGCTCCGGGTAATGCCTGCGGAGCTTCCGCAGCTCGTCGATCCGCTGGAAGGGGCAGCACCAGCAGGAGCATCGGTGATAAATCTCATACAGCCCGCCGAAGTCAAAACCCCGGTCATAGCAGCCTTGGAGGGCCTGGGCCTCGGTGACGCCCCAATCCACCAGCGGATATTGCTCGCCTTTGCAGCGCCACGCTTCATCCGCAGCGATGCCGATGTAATGCAGAGCGTTCTTCTCCCGTTTGAGCCGGTTGACCTCCTTGCTGATGAGATGGGTCTTGAGCTGGCCGGTACACCAGCGGACGCGGATGCCCGGCCAGCCGTTGCCGCAGGGAGGGATACCCAAACGGGCGCGGTTTTCCAGCGTTTTCGGTTTCTGCTTCGGCTCGTCAAACATGAGCCATTCAAAACCTTTTGGGTGCCGCAGGGTCGTGATGTGAATACCGCGCTCTCGCAGGAGCAGATCGTCCAGCTTTTGCAGGTGATCGTACATCTCCGGGAACTCCATGCCCGTATCCGCGGACAGCACCGCGTCAATGGGCATATCCCGCTCGATCATTTGGAGCAAAAGATACGTTGAATCCTTGCCGCCACTAAGGGAGACTGCGTGAAAATTGCCCTGGGATTGCTTGCTTTCCCGCATAGGGGAAAAGCCTCTGTTTCACCGTTCCTTTCCGCTCACAGCTCGTAGAGAGGCAGCTCATGCTCCGTCACAGCGGCGCAGACCGCCTCCAGATCGTCGGCCAACTCCAGGAAGTCGATGGACATACCCGTGTCCGTCCAATTCACGCCCTTGATGGTGCGGTACTCCATCACGCAGGCATCGTTTCCGATGGCGCTGCGAATACGGGACACCACCACAAAGGTCGCATCCGGCAGCAGCCACAGCTCATACGCCTGTTCGTGGAGCGCAACATCATAGCAGCCGTACCCGTCGTCGGTATAGAGCAGGACAGCCTTGCCGGGGAACAGCTCCGGACCGCGATAGACAAAGCCCTTTTCCGTGTCGCTGTCCACCCGGTACTCATATACCGTTTCCCGCATGGAATAGACGGCCTGCAAAAGCGCCTGGAAGTCGATGCCCTCCAGCAGCTCCTGCATTTCCTCGGCGGTGTGTTCCTCGTCCGCGCCGGAACGGAACAGGGCCGTCAGGCTGTTTTTCAAGATGTTTGCACGTTTCAAAATGATTTCCTCCTTGTCAGTCAGTGACGCCGCTTTTTCTTCTTGTCGGGCAGGATATGGCCCTCGATGACGGCGGCGTGTTTCTTGATACGGATGTAGCCGCGATCCTGCGCGGCCTGGGCCTTTGCGTAGCCTTCATCGGTCAGGAACAGCCGCAGACGCTCACCCTTGTTCCCGATGGGGCTGCGGTGATCCAGCACGTCGAAGATAATCATGTGCCGGGTGTCGTCCATGAAACGCTCCACCGCAAGCTCGCTCTGGCCGGTGATTACTGCGTCGTTCTTCATCGGCAGGACTTCCGGCCCTGGCCCTTGACGGTCAAAATACCGTCCAGCGTGGTGGCTGTGATGTGCAGACGCTCCGCCACGGCGATGTCATTCTTCATGGCCTCGGTGACGGAATCGCCGCAGACCACCAGCACATGAGAGCGCCGCAGGTAGTCCTTCGCCATATCCAGACCATCCTTGTGTTCCTGGGGGATGCTGTCCTTCAGGAAGGTGGAAAGCACCAGCATGGGGCAGATAGGCGAATATCCGGCATCGTAGACCTGCCGGCAGTACCGGGCGGCGTGTTCCTCGTTCTCGCGGCGGTTCTCGCCCCAGGGGGCGGTGATGTATGCAAGGGGACGTTTCATAGCTCAAAATTCCTTTCCAGATTTGATTTTGGACATGAAAAAAGCCGGGCAGAGAATTGTTACATTCCTGTCCGGCGTACTGTCCGATATGAAGTTTTAGCGTTCCTGCCTCCGTTGGCGCTGCTTTAGCCATTGGTCCAGCAGCTTGAAGATGGTTTCCTCCATCTTTTCCGGGGAATAGGACTTGGGGAAATACTTGCGGAGCTTGTTCAGCGGGATCGAGATGCTGAAATCCTGGGGCTTCTTCTGCTCCATCATAATTTGCAGCATATTGTCCTCGTTCAGTTCTCCCGACTGACTGAGCCTGCGCATCCGCTGGGCCTGTGACACGGAGGGCGTAGCCTGTTCGCTGTCGATGGTTTCCAGCAAAAGGCGCTGTTCCGGCTCCGTGAGGGCAGCGATCTGATAGGCGGGCGTCAGAGAGATTTTCTTATCGTCCACCATCTGCATCAGCTCCGGGACCAGGTTGGTGAGGGAAATGATGTTGCGGACGGTATCGCCGCTGATCCCATCGACATTTCCCACTTCATCGTCACTCCGAAAATTAGCCGAATTATTCGGCGCATTTTCTGAAAGGTCTTTGCGCGGCCTTCCCGCCGTCCGCTTGATGGCCTCCAGGCGCATCTTGTAGGCTTTGGCCCGTTCACTTGGCAGCACGTCCTCCCGCTGGGCATTGGAATCCACAAGCTGGATGATGGCTTCATCATCGGTGAGATTGCGGACAATGCAGGGCATATCCGTAAAGCCCGCCTGCTCGGAAGCCAGCTTGCGCCGGTGTCCAGCGACGATCTCATAGCCGCCCTCGGCGCGGGGCCGGACGATGGCCGGGACCACCACGCCGTTCTGCTTCACGCTGTCCGCTGTGTCCTGCATGGCCTGATCCTCCCGGATACCGTATGGATGGTCCGGGAAGGGGTGCAGCTCGGCCAGCGGAATACGGACGATCTGCTCAGTGGTTTGCACCGGCTCCACCGGCGCAGGCTGCTTTGGTTTTCGCCCTCGCTTGGGCGGCGAGGTTTCTGTTGGCATATTGGTTTCCTCCCATGTTCTTAAATTTGGGCGCAAAAAAGGGCGCTTCAAAGCAGCTTGTCAGCAGATTGAAACGCCCGCAGGTTGCTGGGACGATACTCCCAGCCGCTATGAAATTATTTGTCGTTAATGAAACACCCCCTACGGTTCGACAATTTACGCGGCTTGATTTTTGGGTTGGAAAAGGATCAAAAATCAGGCTTGAAACCTTGAAAACCCTTGAAAATACGGGACTTTTCCGGTTTGTCGTTATTATACCGTAAGGGCACAGCTACGCAGTTGTCTCCATCGAAAGCGGAGATGACATCAAGACCGTGCAGGGCAATCTGGGTCATGCCACCGCCAGCTTCACGCTGGACGTCTACGGCCATATTTCCCAGAAGATGCGGCAGCAGTCCGCCGATCGAATGGAACGGTTTATCCAATCAGTTTCAAACTCGTAAAAATCCGTCCGTTTTTCGTCAGCTTGCACAGTTTTATGTGCCGTTTTGTCCATGATATTTTATCCTGTAAGTGGTCAAATCAGTGGTCAAAGCATAAGAAAAAACCCTCAAACCTTTACGGTTCAAGGGTTTTCTTGGCGGAGAAGGAGGGATTTGAACCCTGCGAGAAAAACGGCTTCGGGCGTTGAAAATCAATCGTCCGAGTTTTCCCGTGTGCCATTTCGTGTGACATTTTCCAGCTTCTCCGCATAAAATTCGTCGATCTTCCGGTCGTCCTCCTGGGCCACGGCGTCGAAGGCGTAGGAGTACAGGCCCTTGTAAGTGCGCTCCTCGGTCCAGCCGCCCCGGGCCATGGCGCGCTGGGTGCTCACGCCCAGACTGCGCATCACCGCGGCGTTGGTGTGCCGCAGGCCATGGGTGGCCGTGTCCGTGATCCCGCACCGGGCGCACAGCGCGTGGATGTGCTTGCGCAGCGTGTCCGGGTGGATCCGGAAGCACAGGCCCTCGGTCCGGCCGTTCCGCATGGCGGCCAGCTTGTCCATGATGTAGGCCGGGCAGGGGAGGGTCCGGTTGCTGGAGGCGTTCTTGGTCATCTCCTTGAGAACCATCCTGTGGGTCCGGTCCGGGACCATGGTCCGCATGACCGTGATGGCGGAGGCCGCCTCGTCCACGCAGTCCCAGCACAGGCCCAGGATCTCCGACCGCCGGAGCCCCAGCCAGAGGGCCAGCAGGATCTCCACCTCGCAGCTGTCGCCCTTCGCCGCCTCCAGCAGGGCGCCGATCTCGTCCAGCTGGAGATATTCCTTCTTCGGCTTCGCCCGCTTGGGCAGGGTCACGCCGAAGACGTCCACCCCGTACTCCTTCAGCACCGGACGGATCACCCCGTAGGCGTTGGCGATGGTCTTGGGTGAGACTGTCTTCGCCTCCTGGTTCACCGCGATCTGCACGTCCCGCTTGGTGATCCCGTAGATGTTCCGAGCCATGAGGCCGGGGAAGCGGCGACGCTTGACCTGCTCATAGCCGCGAATGGTAGAAGGGGAGAGGGCGTTGTCCTTTTGCGCAATATACTCGTCGATGGCCTGAGACAGGGTCATCGACTTTTTCTTTTCCTCCTGCTCCACCAGGCCGCCCTGGATAGCCATGGCCCGGGCCTGGGCCAGCTCGGGGGTGGCCTCGGTGACCGAGATTCTCTGTCCGCCCACCCGGACCTGGCATCTCCAGGAGCCGGAGGGCAGCTTTTTCGGGGTCGGACGGCGGGTTTTCATGGGATCACCTCCAATTTTGAGTGCAGAATAGCCGCCCCCGATGGGTTGCCGTCGGGGGCGGCGGTCCTGTTTTTGGGGCCCGATTCGGGCACTTACAATACGTATGACGCGATGAGCTTCCCGATCTCCACGATGTCGCACCGGCCGGAAAACTCGAATTTCACCTTGCCCACCCCGGAGAAGTACAGCTCCAGCTCGCTGTCCAGGTCCAGCGTCCCGGCGGTTTCGATGGAGAAGACCGAGACCTTCTTGTAGGGCATGGACGTGAAGTCCTGCTTCTTGCCCGTGAGGCCCTGGACGTTGACCGAGATGAACCGCTTGTCCGTGAAGACCACGTAGTCCCGGACGCCTTTGTAGGCGCTGATGATCTTTTCGTCGGGCAGCAGCTGGGCGTAGAGGTTCTGGCCCAGGGCGCCGGGGTCGGCCTGCTTGAGCTTGATGAATGCGCCGTTTTTGAAGTCGATCATGTGTGTCTCTCTCCTTTTTGTTGCTTTTTGTCTCAGCCTATGCTATCCTGATGCCACGGCGCTGCCGTACCGCAGCGGTCAGCCCCCACGACAGGGGGCAGCTTCTTGCCCCCTGATCTTACGAAAGGGGGGCTGCCCCATGAGTACATCCGAAGTTCTTCAACTTTGTTTGGTCATCATCGGCATTTGCAGCCTGTTTATTCAGAGCAAAAAGAAGTGACCGCCGGAAAACTCCTGACAAGAGCGGCGATCACTTCAAACCTCATTTAGGGGGCTGACCGGGTACGGCAGCGCCTTTTTCTGCTTTCAGTATAACCGCAGCTGATAAAATTGTCAATAGTGCGTCGCCAAGGTCCCGGTTTTCCGGGGCCTCTTTTTTGTGCCCGAATCGGGCATCTTTTACTTATGTCGTTTTGCCCACTGAATTCGGACCACTTTTTATATATTTCCCACTCTTGACCAGATCGTCGGCATATCCTGCTATCTTTTCTTGACCTTCCTCATTGAGTTGACTGTAGCAATCCAGTAACGTTCTAGTACTGGACGAAGACATATCATCTTGATTTGGCCTCAAAAGTTTCATAATCAAGCTTTTGATTATTTCCTGATCCCTTTTTTGCAAGAGGTCGTAGCATTCTCGTAGAAAGGCATCCGCTATCGATACAACTTTGGGCTTCGCCTCTGGTTCATAGGCTTTGATTAACGCTGCAAAATCCCTTGTAAAGGAAATATCAACATTTATTCTTGCTTCGGACTCCACTGGGTCCTCTACCGGGATCAAACTGATTTCTCCAACGGCAAAAGCAAAGAATCTTATCAATGCCAGTTCATCCCGTTCAAAGTATAACCGTGTGTCAAGCCATGCAATCAGCGACTTTTCATCTGAAAAAACTGGTAATTCAAACCCAGCTGGAATCATATTAACTAAAGTAAATGAGACTTCATCGTAATACTTAATAATATCATCCCACTGCGAAAAAACACCACGTCCCATAACATAATCTGCGGGAACATGATATAGCAAGGTGATTTTTTTTAGCGTGTCATAATCGGGTTCCTGATTAGATACTTCCCACATAGATACAGTTGAGCGAGCAACACCTAGCTGATTTGCCATTTTTGCTTGCGTGAAGTCTAGGATTTTCCGCAGTTGCTTGATTCTGGTCATTTCATCAGCTCCTTTATATCAGCATACGCCATAATTTATGACATTGAAAGGCCGAGACAGAAAAATATTGCCATAATTATTGACACTCCAGCTGTTGTGTGTTATTATTGTGCCATAGATTATGGCAACATATTTTATATGTTGGAGGTGATGACATGGTGATGCGGATTAAGGAACTTCGATTTTTAGCCAACATGACTCAGCAGCAGTTAGCTGAGTACTTAGGCGTTGTAAGGGGAGCTGTTAGCAACTGGGAGTCAGAAACATCTTTTCCCAGTGCTAAGCAGTTGCCTAGGCTTGCCGAGGCACTGAATTGCAATATCAGCGACTTATTCACTCCTGCCCAGGAGCACAAAGGTCAATAACTGAAAGGAGGTGAGAGGGATGGGTATTAAGCCCGACAACCCCGTCCTGCCACTGGTCAAGGAAATCAGAGAAACAACAGACCTGAAGGAAGTCGCGGCGCTGCTCACCAGCAAAAGCTGGGTCGCAATCGCCGCGGCCCCCAACGGAGACGGCACCTATCTGTTCTGCATGGGGCGCGTCAACGGAAGGAAAGCCCCGTCAACGGACCGGCCAGTCCGGTAAGCGGGGAAACTCGGACGTGTCCTCATCCGGGAACTCCGGGTCGTCAGGTCCGTGCCAGCCAAGGCAGTAGAGAATGTATGCGCTCTTGTCCTCCAGCTGGCCCGGCGCGACGGCCAGGATCGACCAGCGGCCCGTGTCCAGATAGGCCTGGACGCGGGCAAGGTCGGTCTCTTCAACAACTTTTCTGACGTCACTGTAATCCATTCGAGTCACCTCCTTTTCTCCCGATTATAACACAGGCTGATAGGAGGGGACAAACCTGATATTTGAAAGCGAGGTGAGGGGAATGGCAGAAACCAAAAGGAATGGAATCAAGTACGAGACCGAAGGGAGGGCACTCGCTGCTTCGTGCGCTATGAAGGCCGGACTGATCCAAGGCCCGGAGGATCGAGCAAGGTTCGACCTCTTCTGGGATGCCATCAGAGAAATCTTTTCCGACGCTCTGATGACAGCATTCCAGCCCGGGAAGGACAACCCCTGGCCCTTTATCATCGAGGCGCTCGTGCGGATCGACAGGGTGGAGACCCGGCTGGCCGAGGTCGAACGCCAGAAAGAATCGTCGGCGTCCGACCTGGCCGAAGAGGTGGCCGGGAAGATCAGCAGCCAGATTCGTCAGGCTCTGCAAGGACTGCAGGAGCCAACGGCCGAGGAGTCGTTCCTGGGTGCGCTGGATTCCATCAAATCTGAATATCGTACTCCAGCAGCGCCTTCTGCAAGGCCAAATGATACTGCTCCAAAAGCGACAGAGCAAATTTCATCTGAGCCTTCATAACATTGGCGTTTTCGTCGACATGATCCAGCAGACGGCCATTGTAGATAGACTGCAGCGCGTCGTCTCTTGCAGTATCCAGGATTTGCTGCATATCAATCATACTATTCACCTCCTTTTCACCCCCCGATTATAACACAGGCTGATAGGAGGCAACAACCAGAAAGGAGGCACCGCATGGTACTGCGAATCAAAGAGCTCCGGGAGGCCGCGGGGCTGACCCAGCCTCAGCTGGCCGCCAGCATGGGCGTGGCCCAGAGCAACGTGGTGGGCTGGGAGCAGGAGCGCTACCTGCCCCGGGTCAGGCAGCTGCCGCTGCTGGCGGGGGTCCTGGGCTGCGAGTACAACGATCTGTTCGCCGAGCCGCCCTACCGCTATGATACCGCCTGACCCACCCCGGGTCTAGGGCGGACCGATACCCTAAACAACCGAGAGCAGGTCCTCAGAGGACCCGAAAAAGGAGAACGCCATGTACGAAAAGAACATCTACAAGACCGCCCGTCTGAGCGCGGGCCTGACCCAGGAGCGAGCCGCGGAGAAGCTGGGGATCAGCGTGGAGAGCATCAAGGCATACGAGACCTACACCCGCCTGCCGCCCAGCCACGTGCTGGACGGGATGTGCATCATCTACGACTACATCCCCCTGGCCTATCAGCACAACCGCATCGCCTCCGGGGAGATCAAGGTCGTCCCCGAGGTGGAGGTCCGAAGCCTGGAGCAGGCCACGATCAGCCTGATCCGCCGGGTGCTGGCCTTTGCGGACAAGCATCGGGACCGGGACCTGATGGCCATTGCCGAGGACGGGATCATCGACGAGGCCGAGCGCCCGCTGTTCGACGAGATCCTGACAGAGCTGGAGGACATCAGGCGGGCGTCCATCGAACTGCAAATCAGCCGGGAAACCCGGCCCGAGTAAAGGAGGAATCATCATGCCGGCAAAGAGAAAGACCAGAGCCGACCGGGTGGCCGAAAAGTTCGGCGAGCTCTACCGGATCGGCAAGGCCCGCAGCGGCCTCCAGGAGACGGAGATCGCGCCGCTGTGCGGCTTCAAGAGCCCCATTCCCCTGCGCAAGCGGCGAAACGAGCCCCTCAACTTCACCATGGGCCAGCTCATGGCCCTGGGCGCCGCCTTCCGCTGGTCCGAGGAGGACTGGCAGGAGCTGACCGGCCTCATGGCGGGAAGGAGGCCATCATGATCACAAAAGAACGCCGGGAACAGCTGCTCTGGCTGTTCGAGAACGAGACCAACGAGGACGAGACCCAGGAATGGCGGGACGATCTCACCGACGAGGAGGCCGACATGGTGGCCCTGTGGGAGCGCGTCTACTGGGAGGGCCTTGCCCGGATGTATCACGACCTGGTGGAGACCCGGGCGAGAAAGGAGGCGGCGGGATGATCGAGGTCATCTTCAATGTGAGCGGCGAACTGGACGAGACACACGGCATGCACCTCGCCGTCACCGCTGCCGCCACGCCGAAGAACATCATGCTCGCTCTGGCGGCCACCATCCAGGATATATGGCGAACGATCGACGCCGACGACTCAGAGGTCGGAGACCTGTTCCGGTCTGACCTGCGCACCGCCCTGAACGATCCGCGCTTCTGGACCCGGGAGGAGGAATCCTCCCATGACTGACGACCGCCAGCCGGCGTACGACGCCGTCATCCCCGCCCGGGTCCGGTACGACCCGGAACTGCCCGACAAGGCGAAATTGCTCTACGGCGAGATCCGGGCCCTGGCCAGCCGGGAGGGCTACTGCTGGGCCAGCACCGCCTATTTCTGCAAGCTCTACGGGGTGACCGACGAGTGCATCAACGGCCACCTGCGGGCCCTGGAAAAGCAGGGGCACATTATCCGGGAGTGTCTCCGGGACGCGGACACCAGCCAGGTCCTGGAGCGCCGCCTCTGGGTGGATCTGCGGAAATACGCCGCCCGGGACCGGGACGCCCCTCCCCCGGAAAAGTTGGGGACCCCTCCCCAAGAAATCTTGGGGACCCCTCCCCAAGAAATCTTGGAGGAGAATAATACAAGTAAGAATAGTACAAGTGTAGAAGACCCCCCTGTAGTCCCCCCTGCCGGGGGACGGCGCCCGCGCTCCAAAAAAGAGCCGAGGAAGGCCCCCGACTGGAAGCCCGAGCGCTTCGCCGGGTTCTGGGCCTTCTATCCGCGGTCGGAGAACAAGCAGAAGGCCATGGACGCCTGGGACAGGCTCCGCCCCTCGGATGACCTCATCGACCGGATCGGCCGAGCCCTGGTGAAGCAGAAAGCCACCCAGGAATGGAAGGAGGGCGTGGGGATCCCCCACGCCGTCACCTACCTGAACAACGCCCGGTGGGAGGACGCCGACGGACTGGTGTCCCAGGGGACAAGCCCCACCGGCTGGGCCCCAGATCCGGAGGTGATGAGCTCATGAGCCAGATCCTGGTCCAGGACGAGCTGGAACTGACCGTGGTGGGCACCATGCTCCTGTCCGAGGGAACCATCGGCGAGACGCTGCAGGTCCTGGCCCCGTCGGACTTCACCCTCACCGGGGCCCGGCTGCTCTTCCAGGCCATGGGCAAGCTCTTCCTGGCGGGGCGGCCCACCGACGAGCTGTCGGTGGTGCTGGAGGCCGGGGACGACTGCCGGCCCGTGGCGGACCTCATCCTGGACAACCGCCTGTGGACCACCGACGAGGGCCTGGCCCATTACCGGGACGAGCTGCGGGAGCGATCCCGTCTCCGTCAGCTCCGGGAGCTGGGGGACAGGCTGTCCCAGGCCGACACCGCCGCCGGGGCCGAGGCCATCGTGGCCCAGCTCAACGGGGCCCTGGCCTCCCGGCGGGAGACGCGGGTCGTCAGCATCCAGGACGCCGTGACCGACTTCGTGGCCCGGCTGGAGCGCAAGCCGGTGTATCTCCCCTGGGGAATGAAGCGGCTGGACGAGGAGCTCTTCGCCGAGCTGGGAGATTTCATCATCCTGGGCGGCTACTCCTCCAGCGGCAAGACGCTGCTCTCCATCCAGTTCGCCCTGCTGATGGCCCAGACCTACCGGGTCGGGTATTTCTCCCTGGAGACCAGCGACCGCAAGCTCATCGACCGGACCGTGGCCAACCACGCCAAGGTGAGCCTGAAAAAGATCAAACGCCGGACCCTGGCCCAGCAGGACTACGACCTGATCGCCTCCTCCGCCACGGAGCTGGCCAAGCTGGACCTGACCGTGGTGGACGCCTCGGGCATGACCGTCCAGGACATCCAGGCCATCAGCCTGCAGCAGAGATTCCAGATCATTTTCGTGGACTACCTGCAGATCATCCGGGACAGCGTGGCCGACCTGCGGCAGCGGGTCACGCAGATCTCCATCGACCTGAAAACCCTGGCTCAGACCCACGGGATCACGGTGGTGGCCCTGGCCCAGCTGTCCCGGCCGGAGAAGACCCAGTCCCGGCCCAAGCCGCCCACGGTCCAGTCCCTGCGGGAGTCCAGCCAGCTGGAAAACGACGCCGACATCGTCATGCTGCTCTACCCCGATGACCCGGACGACAACGGGAGCAACCGGATCCTGAAGATCGGCAAGAACAAGGAGGGCGAGAAGCTCCGGCTGGAGCTGGCCTTCGACGGCGCCACCCAGACCCTGACCGAGGAGGAATATCAGTTCAAGGAGACCGACGAGGAGGTGCCGTTCTGATGCAGGTAGGAGACAGGATCCGCTTCCGGCCCTATCCATGGACCCGGGACCGGACCCAATGGGGCAACGGCATGGCCATCCCCGTCGACGTCGCCGGCCGGGTCGTCTGGATCCACCCCAAGGGCCGGTATTACCTGGCCGAGGGCAAGGTGGAGGGCCGGACCATCCGGGAGTGCTACTGCACGAGGGGAGAGTGACCCCATGAGCGAGACCAAACTGGCCCCCGCCGGCTGCGAGGGCTGCATCGACCTGGCCTACGACGGGCTGTGCAAGTACAACCTGCGCACCGGCATGAGCCGGGGCTGTCCGCCGGGAGAGGGCTGCACGGTGAAGACCGTGGGGCCCCGGCCCAAGCCGGCCTGTCAGCTGCCGCCCCGGCGGGCGTCGGGGTGGGAGGACCGATACTGGCGGCCATCCAAGCCCACGCCCAGTCTCATCGCCCTGGGGGCTGACGGCACCGCCCGGCGGCTCTACGCTCAGGGCGCCCGGGACCCGGAGATCGCCCGGGCCACCGGCTGGAGCGTGACCACCGTCCGCAACTGGAGGAGGCAGACGGGGCGGCCGTCGAATTACGACCGACAAAGGAGAATGCCAAATGGAAACCAAAGTGACGACCCTGCGGGAGGCGCTGGCTGAGGCGTCGGTGCCCGATCCGGGCACACGGGAGCGCATCGAGTACATCGATCTGGACGACGTCCGCCCGGACGGGCGCAACTTCTACGAGCTCTCCGGCATCGACGAGCTGGCGGCCAACATCGAGCTTTTCGGCCTCCAGCAGCCCCTGCGGGTGCGGGACGACCCCATGGACCCGGACAAGGTGATCCTGGTCTCGGGCCACCGCCGCCGGGCGGCCATGGAAAAGCTGGTGAGCGAGGGCCGGGCGGACCTGCGGGAGATCCCCTGCATCCGGGAGCGGGAAGCGGGGAGCGAGGCCCTCCAGGAGCTGCGGCTGATCTTCGCCAACAGCGACACCCGGAAAATGACCAGCGCGGAGATCTCCCGCCAGGCGGTGCGGGTGGAGGAGCTGCTCTACGCCCTCAAGGAGGAGGGCTACGACTTCCCCGGCCGGATGCGGGACCACGTGGCCGAGGCCTGCAAGGTCAGCAAGAGCAAGCTGGCCCGGCTGAAGGTCATCCGGGAGAACCTGAACAACTGGTGGCTGGCCCGGTGGAACGAGGGCAAGGTCCCCGAGGAGACCGCCTACCAGGTGGCCCGGCTGAGCCCGGAGGACCAGAGGTACGCCACTGTCGCCGCCACCAAGAAGAGCAGACTGGAGTATTTTTACGCCCACGACGCCGAGCGCCTGGGCCAGACCCTGAAGGATCTGGAGAAAAAACGCCCGGCCTGTCCCAAGGAGGAGGGGATCCCGTGCCCACACCTGGAGAAGATGAAAGCCAAGATCGCCGAGGATGGCAGGTGGTACAGCAACCATTGCACCGGCCAGTGCTGTCTCAACTGCTTCTGGCTGGAGACCTGCAAGTCCTTCTGTCCCCACGCCAAGGCGGAGAAGGACCGGATCAAGCGACAGGCCAAGGAGGCAAAGGCCAAACGCAAGGCCGACGGGGCCGCCCGGGAGGCGCTGCTGATCGAGAGGAAGAAGCTCCTGTGGCAGCGGATGGCCCAGGCCAGAGCGGCGGCGGGCAAGTCCGTGGAGGAGGTCTTCGACGCCTGCGGGCGGTACTACGGCAGCGTCTACGAGAAGTCCTTCCTGGAGCATGAGGCCGGGACGGGGAAGCTGACCGGATCCGACGAGACGCCCTACGGCTATATGTTCTCCGCGTCCGACGCCATCGGCCTGTGCGCGGTGGCGGACCTGCTGGGGGTCAGCATCGACTACCTGCTGGGCAGGGAGGAGGTGAGCGAATGATTATCATCGCTGCGGGTTGCCTCATCGTCATCACGGGAATGGGTACGGTCTTTTTGGGATACCTGCTCGTCTCGCAGGTGCGCCAGGACAAAGAGTTCCAGCGCGAGGCCAAAGAGCACCAGCGTCGGATGCAGGAGCTTGACGAAGAAATTCGCCGGCGCAGGGAGGACTGACCCATGGCAAAGAAACAACACCGCCAGCTGCCGCCGGGGATGACCTACGCGGAGGTGCTGGCCATGCAGAAGCGGCAGGCGGAGGCCATCCGCGCCGCCGCCAGGGACGACGCCGTGCGGATCGAGTCCGGCATCCAGACCCAGCGGGCCATGTGGCTCATGGTGGTGGCCATGGCCGAGGCCTTTGGCCTGGGCCCCAAGCGGGTGGACCGGTTCATCGAATCCTTCCAGGCGGCCACCGACTGGTTTGTCCAGATGGAGCAGGACAATGACACCGACTACACCCTGGAAAAGCTCCGGCAAAAGGCCGAGGAGGTCTCCGGGGTGAAGATCGCCTATCTCTTCGACGAGGAGATCCGGCGGATGAAGGAGGTGTGAGCCATGGGCGGCTATCGAAGCGTCGGCCGGGCGCTGGCCCTGCTGCGGATCCTCTTCCTGGAGTCGTCCCCGGCCCACCCCCTGGATCCGGGCCATGAACGAGAACGAGATCGTCATCGGCTACGACGCCCGCCGGGGCCGGGGCTGGTATTACGCCGGCGGCTGGCTGGACGGCACCGAGCCGGTGACCGCGGACAAGGAGGGATCCCATGACAAAGACTGAGGAGAAGCTGACGGCGGCGCTGTTTATGGCCTGCCGGACCTTTGCGGCGGAGTGCGCAGACGCCATGCCTCTGCCGGCCGGGACCGAATCCGAAAAGCAGAGGCACATCACCGCCGCCGCCGTGCCTCTGATGGAGGACTACCTGAAGGACGTGGAGGAGATCGGCGCCGAGATGATCCTGGCCTTGCTGACCCGTGCCCGCCTGGACGCGGAACGGTATGAGCAAGCATCACAGAACAAAAAGGAGGAACCTGACCATGAGCATGAGCATTGACCGGGCCATAGAGATCTGCAACCCCACCACGGAGAGCACCCACAGCCCCCACGAATGGCTGGAGGCCCACCGCATGGCCTGCCAGGCGCTGGCCCTGCTGCGGTGGATCCCCGTGACCGAGCGCATGCCCGAGGACGGCGAGTACGTCCTGGGCGTCTGCAGCGCCACGCTCCCGGGGGAGCGCACGCCCTGGCTGGAAAACGACCTGTGTATCGTAGAGTACAGCGAGACGCTGGACGAATGGATCCTGGCGGACGACCAGGACCTGGACCCCATCACCGTCTCCCACTGGATGCGTCTGCCCACGCTGCCGGAGGGGGTGGAGGAATGAGACTGCGGGTGACGAGCCTCTGGATCCCCGTGACCCAGGCCCTGCCGTCGCCCCGGAAGCGGGTGCTGGTGACCGACGGCCTGCTGGTCTACGAGGGCGGCCTGGGGACCGACGGCCGGTGGTACCGGTCGGGGACCGACCGCCTGGCGGAGAACTACCTGGTCCACCCGGTGACCCATTGGATGGCCCTGCCGGATACGCCGAGGTGAGCCTATGGATGAGATGAGAGACGCCCTGCTGAAGCTGGCGTACAACATTCACAAGATGACGGGAGGACTGATGATGGAAGAAAAGAAGCTGATCTGTCTCCGGGACATTCTGGATCTGCTTGCACCCGCGAGTGTCAGGGTGGAGATACGACAAGGACATGACATTCTGTCGGGCAACGGTGACGCCCGCATGTGGGAGCATATCGAGGACGAACTGGTGGCAAATATCTGCCCGACGTGCGACAGCCTGACCATCTGGCTGGTGACGGAGGCCGACCATGGAGAGGACTGAGCTGATCCGGGCCCTGAAGGGCATGAAGGCGGAGACCGGGTCGCTGATCTGCCTGGGCTGCGGCCACGAGCACAACTGCACCACCCAGGGCTGCGCGATCATCCGGGCGGCGGCGGAGGAGCTGGAGAAGATCGAGGCACAGCCTGTGGTGAGGGGAAAGTGGATAGAATGGTGGCCTAGCGATTGCGCCCTTATTATGACCGGGGAAGAAATGCTCTGGATGTGCAGTGAATGTACTGCAAAGTTTTCAGCCAAAAGTAGCTACTGCCCCAACTGCGGTGCCGACATGAGGGAGGTTGGAGAGGATGGCTGAATACATCGAGAAGCAGGATGCGATTATTGAGATTTTGAGCCAGCCACCGGAGGCCCATTATCCAGCTTGGTACGCAGAGCAGATTAAAGCAATCCCACCCGCCGACGTTCGGCCTGTGGTGAGGGGTCGGTGGGAAGACAAGCAACTCGGCCCGTGGGGAATGGTCTACGCAACCTGTTCTGCCTGCAAAAATCGGGTCACGCTGGAACAGCTGCATAGAAACTTCTGCCCCAACTGCGGCGCCGATATGCGAGAGGAGGCAGCCCCATGAACATCCAGGAAACCGCCGCGGCGGCCAAGGCCAAGGGCATGAGCTACGGCGAGTACGTCAACGAGACCGAGGGCCAGAAGGTCACGGTCCACGTCCCGCCGGACCTGCCCACCGCCCAGACCAGACAGCCAGCCGGGGACGAGCCCCAGGCGGAGCCCGAGACGCCGGCCTACGACCTGGCCCGGACCTGCCCCAAGTGCGGCAAGACCTTTTTGGTGGAGTCCCGGATCAGCCGGAAGAAATACTGCAGCGTCGCCTGCAAGCAGGCCGTCGCCGCGGACCGGCGGAAGGTCCGGTACCAGGAGAAGGCCCTGGCCCGGCTGGAGGCCGGGGAGTCCGAGGCCCCGCAGAAGCCGCCGGCCCGGGAGGCCATCCTGGCAAAGGCCCAGGAGATCTACGAGGGCAACCGGGACGGGCAGTACGGGAAGCGGGAGCGAAACTTCGAGGCCATCGCCGGGCTGTGGTCGGCCTGGCTGGGCCGGGAGATCACCCCGGCGGACGTGGCGGCCATGATGGCCCTGCTGAAGATCGCCCGGATGGGCTCCGGGCACTACAAAGAGGACAACTACGTGGACGCGGTGAACTATCTGCTGTTTGCCGCCGAGCTGGAGGAGGCGTGAGCCATGGCACTTTGCGAGCAGGACCGGGCCATTATCCGGGAAGTAGCTGAGCAGAATCTCAACCTGTCGGCGGCGGCCCGGGCCCTGCGGCTCAACCGCTCCGCCGTGGACTGGCGGCTGGACCTGATCCTCCGGGAGACCGGGCTGGACCCGAGGAAATTCTATGATCTCTGCGAGCTGCTGGATCTGCTGAGGGAGGGACGACTGTGACGCTCAACGAATACGTGGCCTGGTATCTGGCCAGGGAGGGACGAGGATGAGACATGATGCTTCTCGTCACGATTACTGCTGCCGATGCGGAGACCTCTTGCTAAAGAGCAGGATGGCGAAACTGTCAATTCAAAGCGGCTCCTGTGGAAGTCCCAAAAAGCTTGCATATCTCTGTCGGGACTGCGTGGCTGACATTGGAGATTACCTGGGTGTTTCGGTCCCTGATTATGATTTGACCGTGCATCGAGTATGTAAGGTTACATACCAACATGAAGGACAAAATCTATCGTAGCTGCCGCCGCTGCGGCAAGGACTGGAACGTCTCCCGCCTGGACCCGGGGCCCAAGGTCTACATCTGCCCCATCTGCGAGTGGCGGGAGCGACTGAAACAACCGCGCCCTGTACGGGCGTCGGAGAAAGGAGAGGCATAAATGGCACCGTACAACGGAAAAAAGAGACCGCCGAGGATCGATGACGAATGGCGGGAAGCCATTATACGGATGATCGAGCGCGGTATCCCGACGGCAGACATCATAGCAATTACCGGGGTCTCCCGGGGAAGCATTAACAACATCAGCGCGGCGGATCGCGCCGCAAAGAGCGGGGACGTGGAAAAGCTCATCCACATATATCTCCACATCAGCAAGCCTCTGGCACGCTGGGCGGCGAGGCGACTCGGCATCGACCTGGACGCTGCGCTGAAGGAGGCCGGATTGGAGGGCGTATGAAGAACCCGAAACAATGGCGATATACCCGGCAGCGGGCCGGACGTCTGGTCAAGGAATGCAGATACCAGCGGCCCAGGATCCGGGAGGACGACCCGGCGGCGCTGCGGAAGGAAAAGCGGGCGGTCCAGGAGAAGATCCGCAACTGCTGCTTCCGCAAGAACCCCACAGACCGGGCCGAGCTGATGGTGGCCCTCATGGGGGCCAGGTCCGCCCACTGGGTGCTGACCTACGACGAGGACCACCTTCCCCTGCGCTACGCCCAGGTCCAGGAGGACGTGCGCCGGTTTATCCGGGGGCTGCGGCGTCGGCTGGGCCGGGCTTTCGACTATCTGTACTGCATCGAAGGGAAGCATGGAGACCATCGGTATCACGTCCACATCCTCCTGCGGAAGCGGGACGTGCCTGACAGCCTGGTGACCCTGTGCTGGCCAGGCGGCGGTGTGAAGGAGGGCGCGCCTGTGCTCCTTCCCGGCAAGCCAAGGGACGGCTTTTACCGGCTGGCCCGGTACTTCACCAAAGAGGCCAGGGACGGCATGTCCCTGCCTCTCGGATCCCGGCTCTGGGTGGCGTCCAGGAGCCTCCGGGACCAGCTGCCGCCGCCGGAACGGGGCAAGGCAGACAGCGGGGAGATCATTGTGCCGGAGGGCGCCACGGGGGTGCTGCCCTACAGCGTCACAGTGGAGGGCGGACAGTACCATTACGCCAGCTGGATCGAGCCCGAGCCTCGCGCGCGCGCGACATATACTTGAAATCTTGGGTGTACTCCTGGACACAACATAGAATTTGGGGGAGATGCCGTTGCATGTCACAGAGAAACGTGGTAAACTATGCGCAGTGAAAGACGGATGGCTGCTGTGCCCGGCCTGCGGACGGACCAAGGTCCTCCGGATCTGGCCGGAGACCAGAGGCCGGGCCATCCAGGTCTACTGCAAAAAATGCGGGCGGGAGACGCTCGTGAATATCGACAAGTGCCAGTGCCATGAGTGCCAGTGCCAGTAAACACCTTCGGGTGGATGCTGACGCTGGCGCTTTTTTGTTTTGCGTGGAGGTGATAGCCCATGGCAATGCGAGCCAGGCGGCCCTGCCGTCACCCGGGGTGTCCGGAGCTGACCACGGACGGCTGGTGCGACAAGCACCGGCCGGAGCCCCGCAGGTCGGTGCGGAAGGTCAGCGGAGCGTGGCACAGCTGGTACTCCAAGCCCATCTGGGTCAAGCGGCTGCGGCCGGACCAGCTGGCGCGGGAGCCCTTTTGCCGGGTGTGCGCGGCCCAGGGGCTCCGGACCAGGGCGACGGTGGTGGACCACGTGCAGCCCTTCCGGGGAGACTGGTCGCTGTTTGTCAGCCCGGCCAACCACCAGAGCCTGTGCAAGTTCCATCATGACCAGAAGACCGCCAGGGAACAGGCGGCGGAGCGGCGAAAAGCGGGTGGTTTTTGAGCCGGCTCTTCCGGGGGAGGCTACGTCCGCGCGGCGGCGCGAGCTCGGGCGCACGGGCGGGCGCCTCCGCACACACCCGCGGCGGCGAAGCCGCCAGACCCTCCCCCCGGGTCGGAAAAGTTTTGCGGGGGTCTCGGCAGACCCTGTTGCTCCCTCGTCTGTGAGAAAAATTCCCCGTTGAGAGAATCGGGAAGGAGGGGAAGGATGTGCCCAATAACGTGAAGAGCTCGGACAACCTGCAGAAGCACCTGACCACGGCGGAGATCGAGGCCAGGGAAGAGGCTGAGAAGGCGTGCATGCCGGATCGTGGCTTCCGGGCCAGAGCGCCCAGTGCCCTGAACAAGGACACTGCGGCGAAGAAATACTGGACCAGTCTCCTGGATCGGATGGATGGGCTGGCCATCCTGGACGATCTGGACCGGGAGATGCTGGGCATCTACTGCGGGGCCCTGTCCCGGCGGGACGACCTCCAGAAGCTGTGCCGGGAGCTCATGACCCGGGCGGGGAAGGAGAAGGACCCCGACGCCCGGCTGGAGCTGGTGGAAAAACTGGACGGGCTTCTGACCAAGCTCCAGAACCACGAGAAGACCCTCCTGTCTTACGCCGACAAGCTGGGCATGACCCCCGAGGCCCGTGTGCGGCTGGCCCGGAAGCGGGCGGCCCAGGCGGCGGTGGAGGAGCCGGACGGAGATCTGTTTGGTGACTGAGATGGCGAGATGGCAGTCTGGGCTGCACCACGACGTGGCGGTGTACGCCAAGCAGGTGACTCAGGGGCGGCTCCACGACCAGTGCTGCCCCTATGAGATCAAGGCCTGTCAGCGGCACCTGGACGACCTGAAGAGGCAGGGGACCGACGACTTCCCCTATGTCTTTGACGCCACCCGGGCTGACCGGATCATCCGGTGGTTTGGCCAGTGCGTCCAGGTCCGAGGGGTGGAGCAGCGAGAGCCGATTTCCCTCCAGCCCTGGCAGGTTTTTGACCTGGGCTGCACCTACGGGTGGGTCCATCGGGATACCGGGGCGAGGCGGTTTAAGCGGACCTACAACAAGCGGGCGCGGGGGAACTTCAAGTCCACCGAGAAGTCCGGCCAGGCCCTCTATCACATGTGCGCCGACGCCATGTATCCGCCCTACCAGCCGGAGCTGGCCCAGTTTGAGATGGAGCCGGAGGTGGAGTGCGCGGCGGTGGACCGGGGCCAGGCCATGCGGGTCTTCGGCGACGCCAAGAAGATCGCCCAGGCCAGCCCCAACATCGAGAAGCGGCTCATCATCCCCCGATCCAACCCGGTGGTCCACAAGACCAGGGGCGGCTTTATGCGGGCCCTGTCCAAGGACACCAAGAACAAGGACTCGGGCGCGCCCAGCTACTTCATCGTGGACGAGTATCACGCCCACCCGGTGTCGGACATCTACGACATCGGCCTGAACTCCTTCGGCAAGCGGCCCCAGGCCCTGCTGGATGTCATCACCACCGCCGGGGATGACGCTCAGTCCAAGCCATGCTACATCCAGGAGACCTACGCCAAGCGGCTGCTGGACGGAGAAGTGACCGACGAAACTTACTTTGCCATGATCCGGGAACTGCCCGCGGGGGAGAACCCCCACGACAAGGCGCTCTGGGCCTGGGCAAACCCCTGCTTGCGGTATCCCAACGAGTATTCCCGGTATCTGCTGGAGCAGATCGAGACGGAGTACACCGAGGCGTACAACTCCAACGACCCCCACAAGATCCGGATGTTTCTGACCCGCCGGATGTGCCAGTGGCAGGCCGGCAGTGTCAACCGGTATCTGGACGAGCTCTGCCTGGAGAAGGCCAGGGAAGCCCAGGTGGACCGGGAGACCTTCGCGGCCCTGACCGACGGGCTGGAGTGCTGGTGCGGGTTTGACCTGGGCAAGCGGATCGACCTGTCCGGGACCGGGGCTGTCTTCCTGCTGGAGGACGGCCGGGTGGCCATCAAGATGCACGGGTTCATGCCCGAGGCCGGGGCGGCCCGGCACGAGGCCAGCGACCGGGTGCCCTACATCGACTGGGCAAAAAACGGGTACTGCACCCTCACCCCCGGGGAGGTCACGGACAACAGCTACGTGGACAACTGGATCTCCCAGGGAGAGCGGAACCACGGCTGGATCGTCGTCGAGGTGGACTACGACGGCCACAACGCCACGGATCTGGCCATCAGGATGTGCGAGGAGCGCAACCGGGAGGACTTTTGCGTGGAGATCTCCCAGACCTGCGCCGGACAGAACCTGGCGGTGAAATCCTTCCGGGAGCTGCTGCTCAAGGGGGAGCTGGTTCTGGAGGAGAGCCCCCTCATGATGTGGTGTCTGGCCAACGCCATCGAGATCCAGAACAACTACGGGGACATCAAACTCTCCAAGAAGCATAAGGACGACACCGAGCGCATCGACCCGGTGGCCGCAGCCATGAACGCCCTGGCCAGGGCCATGATCCGGCGAAGCACCCACACCCTGGCGGACGCCATCGACAGCGGCGAATTTACGTTTTAGCGCTTCGGCCTTCTCCCGGGCGGGCACGGCACCCGCCCGGAGGCATCCTTTCCTCCTGTCCGGGCGCGGCGGTCTTTTCCTTCTTTTCCGCCGCCGTCGCCCGGGAGAGGGCCGAAACCAATATTGTGCCCGATCCGGGCACGGAAAGGAGTCCTGCATGAAGAAGCACAGGTACATCCGCACCGTGATCGCCGATGCGCTCTTTGTCATCGGCCTGGCCGCCATCGTGGTGGGCATCGCCGCGGCGGGACACTGGCCTCTGGCCATCGGCGTGGCCGGCGCGGAGCTCACCGGCACCGGCGTCCTGCTGAAGCTGGGAGATGGAGGTGAGGGCGATTGATCCTTGACGGACTGAGAAAACGGAAGCCCGAGGGCGTGAAAAACGCCGTGACTTTGGAGAGCCTGGGCCTGCCGCCCTTTGCGCAGGCGGCCACCGAGACCACGGCCATGAAACTGGCGGTGGTCAACCGCTGCATCGAGGTGATCTCCGACTCCGTGGGGAAAATGCCGTCCTACGCCATGGACAGCGCCACACGGGAGCGGAAGCAGCCGAAGATCCTGGAGCTGCTGAACACCCGGCCCAACGAGGCCATGACCCCGTTTATCCGCCGGAAGATGCTGGAGATCAACCGGCTGACCAGAGGGCGGGGGGTGGAGTGGATCCTCCGGGACCCCATCACCATGGAGCCCAGGGAGCTCATCCCCATCCCCTCCAACCTGGTGACGCCCTGGCGGGACGCCTCCGGCCGGGTGTGGTACGACGTTGCCCACCCCTACACCGGGGAGGCCATGCGGCTGCGGCAGGAGGACGTGCTGGACTATAAGGGCTATACCCGGGACGGGCTCACCTGCCTGAGTGTGTTGGAACGGGCCTCCGAGATCATCGGGGCCGGCACCGCCGCCCAGGAATTCCAGGGGAGCTTCTTCCAGAACGGCGGCCAGCCCGCCGGCGTCCTGCAGACCGAAACGGACCTGGGCGGCTATGTCGCGGGGACGGATCCTCCCGTCACCAAAAAGGACGCCATGCGGCGGGAATGGGAGAAGACCCACGGCGGCCCTCTCAACTCCTACCGCATCGCCATCCTGGACCACGGCCTGAAGTACACGCCCATCAGCTCCACCATGGCGGACGCCCAGTTCGTGGAGACCCACGACGTGACGGTCCAGGACATCTGCAATTTCTTCGGCGTGCCCCTCTACAAGGTGAACGCCGGGAAGCAGAGCTACAACAGCAACGAACAGAACGCCATCGAGTATGTGACCGGCACCCTCCATCCCATCGTGACGCAGTACGAGCAGGAGCAGAGCTGGAAGCTGCTGCTGCCTGCCCAGCGGCGGGCGGGGCTGGAGCTGTGCCTGAACATGATGGTAGAGCTCCGGGGGGACTTCGCCTCCCGGGCCACCTGGTACAAGACCATGCGGGAGCTTGGCGTTTACAGCGTTAACGACATCCGGCATGAGGAAGACAGGCCCGACGTGGCCGGCGGGGACTCCCGATACGCCAGCTGGAACTACGGTCCGCTGGAGAAATGGGAGGATCTGTCGGTGCAGCGGGCGCAGAAATACGGTCGCACGGGAGGTGACGACACTTGAGAGTAAGACTGAACGGAGACGTCGTGGGCGACGGGGACCTGTGGCTCTACGAGTTTTTCGAGGTCCCGGCGTTTTCACCCCAGACGGTGCGGGACGCTATCGAGGCCACCCCGGAGGGGGAGGACCTGACCCTGGAGATCAACTCCGGCGGCGGCTCCGCCTTCGCGGGCTTTGAGATGTACTCCGTCCTCCGGAGCGCCGAGAGGCACACCGTGGCGGAGGTCCAGAGCCTGGCGGCCTCGGCGGCCAGCGTGGTGATGCTGGGATGCGACGAGGTGGTGGCCTCGCCGGTGGCCCAGGTGATGATCCACCTGCCGTGGATGCGGACCACGGGAGACCGGCGGGACCACATGGCCAGCGTCGATTTCCTCGATTCGGTGACGGACAGCATCCTCAACGCCTACGTGGCGAAATGCGGAAGCCGGACGGACCGGAGCGAGCTGCGGGCCCTGATGCGGGCCTCGTCCTGGCTCACCGCCCCGGAGGCCAGAGACCTGGGACTGGTGGACCGGATCAGCGGCGAGGAAGACCTGGACCCGGCGGCGGTGCTCAACAGCTGCGGCGGCGGCCGGGGCATCCGGTCCCTGGCGGGCCGACCCGGCGCCCGGTACGAGGACCTGCTGGCCCGGTACCGGGACCTGGTCCAGCTGGGCGAGGCTCCGGAACGGCCGGAGCTGGGCTTTGTGAAGGACTCCGTCCGGGAGGCCGACGCACCGCCCGCTGAGGACGCTGCGGAAACGCAGCAGGAAGCAGAAGCAGAGCTCCAGGGGGCAAAGGCCCGGCTGGAGCTGGAAAAAATCAGATTTGGAGGTTGAATCTCATGAATCTTACCAGCAGACAGAAGTACATCGACGCCATGAACCGCCGGAGCGACCTGCTGCGCCAGGCCGACGAGGCGGCATCCGCCGGGAACGTGGAGGCCCTGAAGGACTTTACTTCCCAGGCCGCGGCGATCAATCCCGAGATCGAGGGCTATCAGGCCCTGATGGACCAGGAGGCCCGGTTCGCCGACGCCCATCCCGCCGCGCCCAGCCGGGAGGCTGAGGACAAGGCCCGGGAGCGCATCGAGACCCTGAAGAGCACCGGCAGCCTGTCCTTTTCCGTGCAGGACGTCATGCGGGACGTCTTCGGCGTGCGCAATTCCGACGGCGACGGCACCACCCTGGCCACCGGCACCCTGGTGAAGCCTACGGTGGTGGACCCCAACATCATCGACGCGGTTGGCCCCCTGTCCTCCATCCTGGACCAGGTCACAGTGGAGGATCTGACCGGCACCAACGGCATCATCGAGCCCATCCTGATGGCCGACATGGCCGCCAAGAGCGGCGCCGTGGCCACCCTGGCCGGCACCGCCCGGGACGCCAGCGATCCCACCTTCGCCAGCGTCGCCATCAAGCCCTATGAGGTTGACGTGACCAGCTTCGTGGACCGCAACATCTCCCGGCTGACCCCGGTGGCCTATGAGGCCAAGATCCGGTCCATCGCTATGCGGGCCATGCGCCGGAAGGCCATCACCCTGATCTACAACGGCGACGGCCAGGTCACCCCTGACCTCTACGGCATCAAGACCGCCGTAAACACCGCCGGCGCGTCCATGGTGAAGACCGTGAACGTCTCCGCCATCGCCGCGGGCTTCCTGGACGACCTGGTCTTCGGCTACGGCGGCGACGAGGAGCTGGCCGGCGGCGCCCGCCTCTTCCTCAACAAGAAGGACCTGCAGGCCATCGGCGCCCTGCGCAACTCCGAGGACAAGCGCATCTATGAGATCATCCCCGATCCCGCCAACCCCAACACCGGCCGGATCACCGAGGGCGGCCTCATCGTGCCCTACACCATCGCCAGCGACCTGGACGACCTGTCCACCGCCGACACCAACGACCTGACCATGCTCTACGGCAACCCCAGAAACTACAAGCTGGGCCTGTTCGGTCCCTACACCATCCGGATCGACGAGAGCGTCAAGGCCGTGGAGCGCATGAACGCCATTCTGGGCGATATGTTCCTGGGCGGCAACGTCATCATCCCCGACGGCTTCGTCATTGCCAAGAAGTCCGCGGCTGCCGCCGGCGGCACCGAGGGCACCGAAGGCACCGGGGGCTGATCATGGAGATCCCGGTCACTGAAGTCAAGCTCTACTGCCGCATCGACGGGGAAGCGGAGGATGATCTCCTCCAGACCCTCATCGAGGCAGCCAAGAGCTACCTGGCCGGCGCCGGGATCGCTGACCCCGCCGCCGACGACCAGCGGTACGCCCTGGCCGTCAAGGCGCTGGTCCTCCACTATTACGACTACCGGGGGCTCACGGAGTCCCCGGCGCCGTCCGCCATCCCGGGTATCCGCAACCTCATCATCCAGCTGAAGCTGGATGCTGAGACCGCCCGGGTGATGGCGGAGGAGGCCGCGTCATGCGGGTCCTGATCCACGCCGCCCCGGCGCGGATGTGGTATGTGAAGGACTTCCTCGTCCCCCGGCTCCGGGCCCAGGGCCTGAAGAATGCCCAGATCCAGGTCTGGAACAACAAGGAAGGGAAGGGGAACCTGATCTCCTGCATGGAAGCCTTTGCAAGCTGCCGGGGCCTGCCCGGCGGGACCTGGCACATCCAGGACGATGTGCTGCCGGCCCGGGACTTCGTCCGGCTGGCCGCGGCGCACGACCGGGGGATCGTGGCGGGATTCTGCTGCCGGGACTTCGAGCCCAGACGGGGCGCGGAGAACACCGGCCCGCAGCCGCCCAGGAACCTGTGGTACTCCATGCAGTGCATCCGGCTGCCAAACGATGTGGCGGCCGCCTGCGCAAGCTGGTTTGAGACCGTCCGGGACCACCCGGACTTTGCCGTGTGGACGGCCACGGGGAAACGGGACGACCAGTTCCTCCGGGCCTTCCTCCAGGCGCGTCTGCCGGGGACCACGGTGGAAAACCTGGCCCCCAACCTGACGGAACACGTGGACTGGCTCATCGGCGGCTCCCTCATCAACCGGGGCCGTGCCATCCAGACCGAGCGATCCGCATACTGGGCGGACGAGGGACTGGTGGCCGAGCTGGAGAAGGAGCTGAAGGACTATGCGATACAGAAGGAACCTGGCCAGCGACCTGCGGAACCGGGGCCTGCTCCGGCAGCGGGCCGTGGCGCCGGAAAAGGACGAGCTGGGGCAGTACCCTGTTGAGCCGACCATTGTGGCCACCGTATGGTGCGCGGTGATCCCCCAGACGGGGAGCCTGCTCCAGGGCCGGCCGGGGGAGACTGAACTGGCGCGGACCACCCACAAGATCGTGATCCGATACCGGCCCGACGTGACGCCGGACATGTGGATGGAGGTCCAGGGCGTGCGGTATGACATCCTGTATGTGATGGACCCCTACCACGACCACACCACCCTGGAGCTGTTTTGCGAGGTGAGAGCCGATGGCAGTGCGGGCGGGGTTTGACGCCCATGAGCTGGATGAGCTGGGTCAGATGATGTACCGGACCGCCCAGGAGCTCTATCCCAAAGAGGTCAAAACCTTTTTGAAAGACCAGGGCAACAAGGGGCGGCGGGTGCTGCGGGCCAAGACCAAGGCGGTCACCAAGAAAAAGACCGGGAACCTGCTGAAGGGCATCCGGAAGGGCCCCGTCCACAAGCACGGGGATGATTTCCAGGTCCGGGTGTATAACAAGGCGCCTCACGCCCACCTCATTGAGCACGGGCACGCGTTTTACCACCGGGGGAAGAAAACCGAGATATTTGTCCCGGGGAAGCATCCAGCGGCAGCGGCCACCAGGGAGCTGAAGGAGGAGTTTCCCAGGGAGGCGGAGGCCTTTGTGGACCACCTGATGGAGGAGGGATTTGAGCTGTGATCACCATCATTGACGTCATCCGGGCCCTGTCCGGGGTGATCGAGGACGTGACGGGCTCGGCCCCCACCACCAAGGACGTCACCGAGGGCTTTGAGCGGCCCTGCACTTATGTGCGGCCTCTGATCCTGGAGTCGGAGGCGGTGCGGGGGCTCCAGCGGGACTGGCTGGAGATGGAGATCGTCTACTTTTCGGCGAAGAGCTGGAAGGGGTGGAAGGATCTGCTGGAGGTCCAGGCCGCCCTGACCGCGGCCCTGCGGGAGCCGGTGGCGGTGAGCGAGACCTTTGCTATCTACCCGGAAGACCTGGAGTTTATCCCCAGCCGGGAGGACATGACCCTCACCTGCACCTTCTCCCTGGAGAACTTCCAGCTGCTGCCCGGGGAGGACGAGAAGCTGGAGAACATGGAGATCCTGGTCCAGAACGGGACCGACGAATACTACGAAGAGGAGTGATCAAATGGGACTTCCCACCATCACTGTTGAATTCAGGACCCTGGCGGCCTCCGCGGTGCAGCGGTCCGCCCGGGGCATCCTGGCCGTCATCATCCAGGACGGCACCGAGGACGTGTCCTGGACCAGCAAGCAGTACGGCACCCTGGCGGAGCTGGCTGTGGATGCGGCGGCCTTCACCGAGGCCAACTACGCCACCCTGAGCCGCGCCTTCGAGGCCGGTCCCCAGGCTGTGCTGGTGGTCCGGGTGGGCGCCAGCGGCACCCTGGCCCAGGCCACCGCCATCCTGGACCACCTGGCCTATCACTGGGTCTGCACCCCTGTGAGCACCTTCCAGAGCGGCCTGGTGACCTACGTGAAGGCGCTGAACGCCGCCGCCCGGATCCGCAAGGTGAAGGCGCTGGTGGCCGGCGTCTCCAGCGCCAACGACCCCCACATCGTCAACCTCGCCAACACCGGCGTGACTCTGGACGACGCCGGGTCCACGGTGCTGACCGCCGCCGAATACCTGCCCAGGCTGGGCGGCGTGCTGGCGGCCTGCCCCCTGGACAGCAGCGTGACCTATTACGCCCTGACCGATCTGAAGGAGGCCGCCGCGGTGTCCAATCCGGGCACCAGCGTGGACGCCGGCAACCTGGTGATCACCCTGGAGGACGATACCTACCGGATCGCCCGGGGCGTGACCACCCTGGTGACCCCGGGGACCAACCAGACCGCCGACATGAAGTACATCGCGGTGGTGGAGGCCATGGACCTCATCCAGGAGGACATCATCCGCACCTTCAAGGAGAACTACCTGGGCAAGGTCAGGAATTCCGCGGACAACCAGGCGCTCTTCTGCAGCGATGTGCTGGCCTACCTGAAGGCCCTGGCCGGCCAGAGCGTACTGGACCCGGACGAGCCGGTCACGGTGGAGATCGACGTGCCCGCCATGCGGGCCGCCTGGACCGCCGCCGGCAAGGACGTCAGCGAGCTGACGGACGCCCAGGTCAAGCGCAAGACCTACACCACCTACGTCTACGTGACGGCCAACTGCCGGATCCTCAACGCCATGGAGGACCTGGTCATGGCCATCACCCTGCAGTAAGGAGGCGGAAACATGGCAAACACCAGCATCCTGGGCGCCGGCCTGTCCGCAGCGGCGGGCCGGGCCATCGAGACCAGACAGTACGCCTTTGACCACAACAAGGTCATCCGGGGCACCCACGGCAAGCTGTGGGTGGCCAACCAGGCCATGGCCGACGTCAAGAGCTTCGAGGCCAAGGCCACCATCGACTACGAGGACCTCAACGTCAACGGGGACTACGGCCAGAAGAAGCGGTACATGGGCTACAGCATCGCCGGGACCATCACCCTGCACAAGTTCGACAGCTTCATCGTCAAGCTCTACAAGGACGCGGTCATGTCCGGCGACCTGCCCGACATCAAGATCGTGGCGGCTCTGGCCGACCCCACGGGGTACGGCACGGAGCGGGTGGCCCTCTACGACGTCCACTTCGACGAGATCACGCTCAATAAATTTGAGAACAGGACCGTCCTTGAAGAGGAGGTGCCGTTTACCGCCGGCTCCTTCGAGTTCCTGGACGTGATTTAAAGGCCCAAGCCTTCCCCCTGGGGGGAAGGTGGCGGCGAAGCCGACGGATGAGGGGTCTGGCATGTACACGGGGGCCTATCGTTGTAATGAACCAGGCTGAGACACCTCATCCGCCCCCTGCGGGGGCACCTGAGGTTTATGGTGGCTTCGCATTGATTTGACCGAAACATCCCCCGGATGTTTCGACCCTCAAGGGGAAGGCTGATGCAAGGAGGAATGAGAATGGACAAGCACAAGAAACTGACCCTGGCGGAGCTGATGGCCAAGGCGGAGCAGCGGAAGGCGGCCAAGCCGGTCTTCGGGGAGGGCTATGTGCCCGCCTTGGAGGGCTGTCTGGTCCTCCAGAAGCTGCCGGTCTCCCGGTTTTCCGACATCATGGGCCGGTATGACGCCTCGGACTTCGGCCAGGCGGTGCAGCAGCAGATCGAGCTGGTGTACGCCAGCTGCCCCTATCTCCAGGACAAGGGCCTCCAGGAGGCCTACGGCGTCCAGGAGCCTACGGACATCGTGATGGTGATGCTGAACGATGACCTGGGGACGCTGGCCAGCCTGACGGCGGTGGTCATGGGCTTTTACGGGCTGGGCGAGGCCGACGAGGAGTTAAAAAACTGATCAGGGGCGATGACGACCTGGCCGTCATCGCCCACTATGTAAACCGGGGCCACAGCCTGGAGGAGCTGGTCAACATGGGGCCGCTGGAGCGGCGGTTCCTCCTGGCGGCGTGGCAAATCGAGACCGAAACGGTGGTGAGCGCCTTTGGCACGGAAAAACGTTAATATCCTCCTGAAGCTGGAGGACCAGTTCACCTCGAAGATGGTGAAGGCCGGGAAGATCACCAAGGAACAGGCCCGGGCCATGAACAAATGCACCAGCTCGGTGACCAAGTTCTCCCGGACCGTGCGCAGCGGATTTACCTCCGCCGTGGGCCACGTGGCCAGGTTCGGCGCCGCCCTCATGGGGATCGGCGGGATCCTGAGCGTGGCGGGGATCAAATCCTTCTGCGAGGACGCCATCGAGGGCTTCAATGCGGCCACGGAGGCGGAGACCAAGCTGGAGGCAGTCCTGGGGAACGTCCCCTCCATCATCGCCCAGGGCGAGGGCGCCGCAGCGGCGGCCAAGGACCGGCTGGTGGCCTACGCCGACCAGCTGGAGGAGATCGGCGTGGTGGCGGGAGACGTGACCACGGCGGGCCTGCAGCAATTGGCGACGTTTCAGCTGACGGAGGAGTCTCTCCAAAAGCTGATGCCGGGCATGGCCAACCTGATCGCCCAGCAGAAGGGCATCAACGCCACCCAGGAGGACGCCATCGGCTTTGCCAATCTCATGGGCAAGGCCTTGGCCGGCCAGACCGGAGCCCTGACCAGGGCCGGCATCATCATGACCGAGCACCAGGCGGAGGTCATGAAGACGGGCAACGAGATGGAACGGGCGGCCATGCTGGCGGAGATCCTGGAGGCCAACGTGGGCGGGGTCAACGAGGCTCTGGCCCAGACCGACGCCGGGAAGATCGCCCAGACCCGGAACCTGCTGGGGCGGGCCCAGGACGAGATCGGCGGGAAGCTGATGAGCCTGAAGGCGGAGATCTACTCCTTCGGCGCCCAGTACATCCCGGCCCTCCAGAACGCCGCCATGAAGCTCATCGATCTGGTGACGCCCAAGATCAAGGCGGCCATGCAGTGGATCGCGGACCATACGGAGGACATCAAGGCCGGGGTGCTGCGGGTGAAGGACGGGGTGGCCGCCGCATGGAAATTTATCCAGCCGGTGCTGGGCTTTGCCATCAAGCACGCCAACACGCTGATCCCGCTGGTATTGAAACTGGGTTTGGCTGTCAGCAGTCTGTCGGCGGTTTCTGACGTTGCGACACGTATTGCCGCGCCAATTCAGGGCATCCGGGATTTTTCCGGTCATGTCAAAGAGGCCGGCGGCGTATCGGCCTTGATGAGCGTCAAGGTCAAGGAGTTGACAAGCGTGATTAAGGCGGTCGGAAATGGCATCAAAACAGTCGGGGCTGGGGTGCTCAAGGTTATTAAGTTTATCGGTCCCGGGGGGTTCCTCATGCTTGCCATCGCTGGCATCATAGTGGCCATCACTTATCTGTGGCAGCACAGTGAGGGCTTCCGAAACTTTGTGAAGAAGGCCGCGGCGGTTATCGTGGCGGCCTGGAACCGCATCCAGGCCGCGGCGGTGAAGGTGAAGGACGGGGCTGTGGCGGCGTTTAACACCTTGAAGACCACGGTGAGCAACATCTTCAACGGGATCAAGTCCGCCATCGGGACGGTGATGGACTGGATCCAGCGGAAGATCGACGCGGTGAAGAAGGCTATCGACGCCATCAAGCAGGCCTGGAAGGATCTGCCCGGCGGGCCGTGGGTCGATAACTCCGGCGGCGGCGCCTCTTTTGACCTGCGGGGCCATGCCACGGGCACGCCGTATTTTAAGGGCGGGCTGACCCGCATCAATGAGGGCGGACGAGGGGAGATCGTGGACCTGCCCTCGGGGACCCGGATCATCCCCCATGACGTCAGTGAGAAGGCCGTGGGCGGGAACAGCTACACCTTCAATTTTGTGATCCAGGGCAACGTCATCGGCAACCGCCAGTATATGGAGGAGACTGCCCGGTTTATCACGGGCCGCGTTAAGGCCGCTTTGGCCACGGTGTGAGGAGGGAGCCATGGAATTTATCCTCAGTTACAACAACAATGAGGGCGTCATGGTCTTCCCGGTCATCACCAACGGGTCCGTCATGCTGTCCAGAGACCAGGACAACCCCACCTTTGAGGGGATGACCGGGCAGCTGCAGGCCCTGGGGACCACCAATCTGGCCAGCTTTTCCGTGGAGAGCATCTTTCCCCTTCACAGATACTCCTGGGCCCACACGGGCAGCTGGGAGGACGGCTGGCGGTATGTGGAGACCATCAACAATGTCCGGCTGCGGAAGATCCCCTTCCGGGCCATCTATCTGGACGACCGGGGGGAGGAGATCTTCAACCTGCCGGTGAGCGTGGAGAGCTTTGAGTACGGCCTGGACCGGGCCAAGGACATCGCCTTCCGGATGGAGTGCCGGGAGTATCGTTTTGCCAGGACCCCCACGGTGGAGAGCCTGCCGAAAAAAGCCAGCGCCGCGGGGAGCGCGGTGACGGTGGTGGAGACCCAGCCCCTTCAGACGGACAGTCAGGCGGCGGCGGAGGCCCAGGCCGGGTCCATGACCATGCGGTCCGGGGCAGTGGTCTCCTCCGGCAGGACCGTCACGGTGCCCGAAAGCGTCCAGACGGGCATGATCCCCAATTTCACCTACTGGCGGACCAACTGGAACGCCGGGACGGCGCAGCGGGCCCTGTACGACATCTGGACGGCGGCGGGATGCCCGTCGTCCAACAGCATCGCCGTCATCCGGGGCTATTACCTGATCGCCGTGACCACGAAATTCGGCATGCCGGGGGACGCCGTGGTGGTGTTCCTGGAGCAGGGCAAGACCATCAAGTGCATCATCGGCGACTCCAAGGGCGCCAATCCGGCGTCCGCCGGGGAGGCCGGGAATCAGTGGGGGCACACCTTCAGCGGCAAGGCCGATATCATCGAGTGGGAGTACGGGCTGGCAAGGTCCGGCCTCCAGACCAGCCAGGCCAACCTGCGGGCCGGCCTGAGAGCTATGGGGATCGCCGGGTATAAGGTCACAAAGATGCTCAACCTGGGCTCCTGGCTCAACCAGTAAGGGGGCTGCGGCATGGCGACATTCGTATGGCCCACCAGCCCCAAGGGGCGGATCAGCTCCGGGTACGGCAAGCGGAAGTCCCCCGGAGGCGTGGGATCCACCGACCACCGGGGCATCGACATCGCCGGGGCCACCTATATCCTGGCTGCGGCCCCCGGCAAGGTGAAGATCTGCGGGTGGAACCGGTACCGGGGCAACTACATGACCATCGACCACGGCGGCGGGTACAAGACGCTCTATCAGCACATCAAGATGGGCGGGTATCTGGTGGCCAACGGCGCCTGGGTGGCGGCGGGCCAGAAGATCGCCCTGGTGGGATCCACGGGAGCCGCCACGGGGCCGCATCTGCACTTCGAGGTCCACGTCAACGGGATCACGGTGAACCCGCAGAACTTCAGCTACGGCACAGCCTCCGCCCCGTCCTCCTATACGGCCGGGCCCACCGCCTCCTACACGGCGGGGACCAGCTCTCCGGAGGCCACGGCCCAGGTGGAGACCTCCGCCGAGGAGGCCAAAAAGATCATCCACATCCCCCAGACGGAGCGGATCTGGACGGTCTACGAGACCGACACCGTCCGGGGGACCATGGACGACTACAGGGTCACCTGGCAGAGCATCCGGACCGGGCGGACCCGGGACATCACTTCCCGGGTGAGCGGCCTGACCCTCACCGACGACGTGGGGAGCCTGTGCCAGGAGCTGGACTTTGCCGTGGTCAAGTATACGGACCTGCTGTTCGTGGAGGAGATCGCCGTGGGCTGCGGGGACATGATCGCCGTGGTGAACCACGGGACCAAAGAGTGTATCTATCTGGGCCAGGTGCAGAGCACCGACGGGACCACGGGAGACGCCGTGTCCGTCCGGTGCCTGGATCAGGGCCGGATGCTGACGGCCACCGAGATCATTCTCCAGTGCAACAACATCCCGGCGAAAACCGCCATCGAGCAGGCGGCGGCAAGGGCAGGCATCAAGACCGTCAGCTGTCCCAATCTTATCAGCTCGGTCTACAACATCTACAAGGACAGCCCGGCCAGCGTCATCCAGAGCATTCTGGAGACGGTGACCGCCGAGAACGGGGTGAACTACTTCCCCCGGATGAAAGGCGACACCCTGGTCATCCAGTCCTACGGCAACGCGCCTATCAAGGGGTATTACAAGCAGGCCCCCAACGTGACGGCCTTCGACATCCTGGACAACGCGGGGGCGCCGACGGTGTCCCGGTCCATCGAGGACCTGCGGAACGCGGTGGTGGTGTACTCCGAGGCCAACGAGACCGTGTCGGTGCTGGCAACCCAGGAGGACAAGGACTCCATCAAACTGTACGGCAGACGGCAGGCCCTGGAGACCTGGTCCGATCAGGACAGCGTCACCGCCGCGGCCAAGGCGAAAAACACCCTGGCGGCACGGAACCAGGAGGCCGAGGAGGTCCGGCTGACCACCTACGGGTCCGACCGGATCGTGGCCGGGTGCATGATCCGCCTCGACATGGAGGACGTGCAGGGGGACTACTGGGTCATCAGCGTGACCCATTCCCTCGGACAGCCCCACATGATGGACATGACACTGTGGAGGGCGCGATGAGCTGGGAACATGATATGGCCCGGGAGCTGCGGAGCCGGGACAACCGGACGGGCCAGGCGTGGTTTTCCGGGGAGGTGCTTTCGCCCGTCAAGACCGAGGACGATCAGGGCCGGGTATCCTACTCCGGGCCTCTCATCGTCTCCTGCATGGACGGGCAGGTGATGCTCCGGTCGGGGCAGCTGAAGATGCTGGCCGGGGCGGCGGGGGACGAGGAACGGCTCCACGACGGGATGACCGTGGCCCTGTGCGGGAACCTGTTTTCCGGGGACCCGGGATCCCTGAAAGTATTGGTGTTAGGAGTGGTACAGAATGCTGTTTGAAACGACGACCCTGGTGGCCGACGTAGAGATCGAGCCGGGGTACAACCTGGTCTTTGACTGGGATGCTGAGACCTACTCCATGGACCGAGGGTCCCCGGTGGAGGTCAACGGCACGGAGGCCGTGAAGGCCTGGCTGCAGCTGGCCCTGCGGACGTCTCAGGGCCAGTACGCCATCTATCCTTCCGACTTCGGAGCCAGTCTGTACGACGCACTGGGAAAGAAGCTGCCACGGGGGGCGGTGCTCTCCGAGATCCGGCGGCAGCTGACCGAGAGCGCCCGGTACTGCCCCACCATCGAGGACATCAGCCAGGTGGTGTGGGACGGCCAGGCCGTCACCTGCACCATCACCCTGACCAACAACACCACGGAGGTGATCACCATTGAGCCTTGATATGGAGGGCATCCATGAGGAGATGCTCGCAGCCATCGACGATAAGTATCAAAAGACGCCGGGCTTTCCGGCATGGGACTTTACCAGAGCCTTTGCCCTGGCCTGCATGAGCCTCTCCGAGGACATCGCCGTGGCCGAGGCCCACCTGAACGTGGAGAACCTGTCCGGCATCGATCTGGACACGTTCATTGCCCAGCACCGGGGCCTCTACCGCCGGGACGCCACCCACGCGGAGGCCACCCTGCGGATCGTGTCCGGATCGGACACCATCGAGATCGCCATCGGCGACCTGTTTTCCACGGAGTCCGGGGTGACCTTTGCGGCCGCCCTGGACGGGACCTACACCGTGGGGGACACCTTCCAGGTCCAGGCGGTGGACGGCGGCGAGAGCGGCAACGTGGCCGCCGGGACCATCACCTATATGCCGGTGACCATCGCCGGGCTGGGGGCCGTCATCAACGACGGGGCGGCCTCGGGAGGCTATGCCGAGGAGACCGACGACGAGTACCGGGAGCGGTATTACGCCGACCTGAAATACCCGTCAAACGGGAGCAACCAGCAGGCCTACCGGAACTGGGCCACCTCGGTGGCGGGGGTGGGATACGCCAAGATCTTCCCCCAGGCCTACGGCGACAACACCGTGGAGGTGTGTATCCTCAACGCCGACATGGAGCCGGCCTCCGCCAGCCTCATCGCCGACGTGCAGGCGACGATCGACCCCAACGAGAACGGGGACGGAGCCGGGACGGCGCCCATCGGGGCGGTCTGCACCGTGACCACCGGGACGGCGCTGGCGGTGAACCTCAGCGCCACCCTGATCCTGGCCGCGGGGGTCTCCCTGGCGGCGGTGAAGGCCGAGATCGAGGCGGGCGTCACGGACTACCTGCGGAGCATCGCCTTCCAGCAGTCTTACGTGAGCTACGCCCAGATCGGCAAGGTCATCTCCCTGGCGGAGGGGGTCCTGGACTACTCCGGGCTCCTGGTCAACGGGGCCGTGGCCAACCTGGACGTGGGGGCCCGGGAGACGCCGGTGCTGGGCACGTGCACGTTTACGGAGGTTTGAGACCATGACCGTAAAGGAATTCGCGCTGCGGCAGCTGCACTGGCTCGTGCGGAAGGACCCTTGGGTGCGGGAGATCTTCCTGGCGGCGGGGGTGACCCTGGACGAGATGGCGGAGAGGATCCTGGCCATCTGGAACGGGGACGACTTTGCCCGGCTGACCGAAGCGCAGGCGGCCTATTATGAGGGGCTGCTGGGACTGGAAACCGACCCGGAGATCCCCCTGGCGGACCGGAGAGCGGCCATCCAGGCGGCGTGGAACCGGGGGCAGACCCCCAGCCTGCTGAGCATCCAGGGCGTCTGCGACGCCTGGGAAGAGGGCGGGATCCTGGTCAGCTACGCCGACGGGGTCCTGACCCTGACCTTCCAGGGAAACGTGGGCGTGCCGGCCAACCTGGACGCCCTGAAAGCGGCCATCGAGGCCACGGCGCCGGCCCATCTGGTGGTGGACTACGACTTTAGGTTCCTGCTGATCCGGGAGGTCCACGGAGTCATGACCCTGGCGGAACTGGACGCGGAGCCGCTGAACCATTTCGCCAGTTAAAAACGAAGGAGGAAGCCAATGGCAGTACAATCCGTGAAATTTACCCTGAACGGGCAGACCTACGACCTGACCTACGACAGCACCAACAGCTGCTGGAAGGCCACGATCTCGGCGCCCAGCGCCACCAGCTGGAACGCCAACACAGACCACAAGTACCACGGCACGGTGGTGGCCACCGACGACGCCGGAAACTCCACCACGGCCACCATCACGGACTTTGCCGCCCTGGGGCTGCGGGTGCTGGAGAAGACCGCGCCGGTCTCCACCATCACCTACCCCACGGCGGGGGCCTACATCACCAGCTCCAAGCCCACCATCACCTGGACGGTGACGGATGCCGGGGCCGGGGTGGACACCAGCACCATCAGCCTCAAGATCGACAACGGCACGGCCATCACCAGCGGCATCACCAAGACGGCCATCACCAACGGCTACCGCTGCAGCTACACGCCCGGCTCGGCCCTGAGCGAGGGAAGCCACAGCATCACGGTGAACGCCAAGGACAACGACGGCAACGCCGCCACGGCCAAGACAGCCGCCTTCAAGGTGGACACGGTGCCGCCCTCCCTGACGGTGAGCGCGCCCGCGGAGGGCCTCATCACCAACCAGAGCACCTGCACGGTGAGCGGCACCACCAACGACGCCACCAGCAGCCCGGTGACCATCTCCGTGGCGGTGAACGGCGGGACGCCGGCGACGCCCACGGTGAGCGGGACCGGCAGCTGGTCCACGGACGTGACCCTGGAGAGCGGGGCCAACACCATCACCATCGTGGCCACGGACAGCGCCGGGAAGACCACCACCATCACCCGGACGGTGACGCTGGACACCGGCGCCCCGGTGATCACGGCGGTGACCCTGACCCCCAACCCTGTGGACGCGGGGGCCACCTACGTCATCACCGTGACGGCCACAGACTGATGGTGGCCCGGCTCTGGGGGACGGCCAACGGGACCCCCATCACCTTTTCCCGGGGCAGCGGCGACACCTGGGTGACCACGGTGCCCGATTCGGGCGCCGGCACCTGGGTGCTGGCCCTGTGGGCGGAGGACGAGGCGGGAAACGTGGGGTACTTTGCCACGGTGCGCCTGCTGTATTCCGCCAGGGACCTGCGGTGGTCCGCCCAGATCCTGGAGCTGGGCCACGGGGTGGCCCAGGAGGACGTGCAGGCCATCTTCTCTGTGGGCGGGCCCATGGCCCGGACAGGGGAGGAGGCCCTGGGCGCCCGGGCGGAGACCACGGACATCGGAGAGGAGGCGCTGGCCTAGATGCGAGACGACAAGAAGATCTTCCTGCTGGGAGAGCGGCGGCGGGTGAGCCTGTATCTCTGGCTGGAGAGCGGGCTGGCCTGGACGCCGGAGAGCCCCACCTGGACGCTGCTGGCGCCGGACGGGGCCACCGCGGGGAGCGGCACCGCCGAGGCGGCGGAGACGGCGGAGGGGTGGACCCTCTCCACCCTGTGCGAGCCCACAGCGAAGGGAGACTGGCTGCTGCTGTTCTCCTTCGACCTGGGGGAGGAGCACGTGCGCCGGGCGGTGCGGATCAAGGTGGTGTGATGGATGTGGGGAACCAATATCACCTCCGCGGCGGTGTCGCCCGCCACCGTGGAGGTCCAGGGGTCCTATCTGGTCACTGTGGCGGTGGAGGAACAGCCCCTGACCATCGCGGAGGCCCAGACCATGACCCTCACCGAGATGCAGGCCGTGCCGCTGGCTTACATGACCGAAAGGAGCTGATCAAACCTTGGCAAGTTATACACCAAACCTTGACCTCTTGAAGAAAAACCCCCTGACGGAGGGGAGCGATACGTTCAACATCACCACGATGCTGAATGACAACTGGGATAAGATCGACAGCAAGATCGGGAATCCGGCGGAGCTGTGGGTGTGGGAGAAGCGGACCGTGAACTCTGAGGCGATTCCTGCCCATACAATCGAAACAACGAAAACAGATTACGTTTATCAAAAAAAGGGCGGTAGCGCAAATAAATACTACGAAATGACCATTATTTATGGCGATTCTATTTCCGTTAGTAGTGACGGCTCTGTTACCATAAATAATGCTAACACGACAACACAATGGCCTGCTAACCTGGCTTCTTACTGGTCTACTTATTTTGTAGGGAAATATATACAAATCACAGGTACAACATACGATACAGATACCTATTTTTCTACAATGAATAAAAATGTATTATATATTCCCTCTTCTGTATCTGATTACGATAATCCTTATACAACCTTCCGTGAAATCACAGGGGTCGCTGACGTTCCCGCAGACATTACGGTCGAATACCTCTCATCGCCGAATCCGTCTGCATATCCTGACAGCCAGACGGTGGGGAATGTAACGATAACAAAACTTGAACGAATCGGTGAAGGATTGGTTCGGTTTGAGGCTGGTAAGTATACAGGCACGGGGACATACGGCAGTAGTAATCCGATAACTATCAATTTTAGTTTTGTTCCAAAAGTTGTTTTTATTACATCGGATGATGCGGGTTCCGGACCAGCAATTCTGTTTCCCAGTTATGGCCAAGGGCAATCGTTCGGCACTGGATATGGTGTTGCCGCATCATTTACCTACTTATTGCTAGTAAACGTAAATGGTAATGCAGTATCTTTTTATAATTCTACAGCAAATTCAACATACGGCCCAGGGGCTCAATGTAATGTCCTTAGTAAACATTACTCATACATCGCCATCGGCTAAAGGAGGGAGACCATGTATTACATCAACGAAACCGCCAACGAGAGCGGCAACCACGGGAATCCGGTCTCCCGGAAGGCCGAGGGGATGGTTGGCCTGCCGGACAGCCTTCTGACCGCCTATCTGGAGACCATGGGCTTCGCCACCCTGACCGTGGAGAAGGAGACGGTGACCGCCGTGGCCATCAATCATGAGGCGTATGACGCCTATCAGGCAGACCACAAAGAGACCCCGCCGACGGCGGGCCGGGATTATGAGGCCGGGGAGTATCTGAACGCAGACGGGAAGTTGTACCGGGTCCTGCTCCCCATCTTCGCCGGGACCCAGCTGACCCCGGGGACAAATGTCACAGAAACCACCATCGAGGCCGGGATGGCCGCACTCAATAAGGAGGAATAACAAGTGAAGTACGCTATTGTCAAATGCACCGACGGCAACTACAACATCCACGCCGAGGGGTTTACCGACCTCAAGGCCGCCAAGGTCTCCTATCACGGTTTGTGCCAGGCTCTGTGGAACGACGCAGGCACCACCAGCGCCATGGTGATGATCGTGGACGAGAATCTGGACTGTGTGGAGCGGTATAAGGAGTACATCCACCACGAGGCCTGAGACCCTGTCCTTCGCCGAGAGCGTGCCCGTGCGGATGCAGATCCGGGCGGGCTGGGCCTCGGCCCGGGCGGGCTGGAAGAAGTCCGGGGGCGTGTGGAGCGCGGTGAGCGACAAGTCCCAGGCCTTCGACCCGACAAAGAATTACGTGAAGGGGTGAAGAAAACTATGAGAGAAGCATATCTTGCCGGGCAGGGGGTCCTGAGCGCCGCCATCGCCTGGCTTTCCCTCCGGTTGGGGATCATGTTCTGGCCCCTGGCCATCCTGATGATCCTCATGATCATCGACTACATCACCGGGATGCTGGCCAGCAAGGCCGAGGCCATCCAGTACCCGGATGACCCCAATTACGGCTGGAGCTCAAAGAAAGGCGTGCTGGGGGTCATGAAAAAGGTCGGGTACCTGGGGATCATCGTGGTGGCCGTGTGCCTTGACCATATTATCGTCACCACAGGCTCCTACTGGGGGTATGACGTACCCCTCAAGGGCCTGATCGGCGTGATCGTCACGGTCTGGCTGGTGCTCAACGAGATGCTGTCCATCACGGAAAACTCCGGGCGGATGGGCGCGCCGGTGCCGCCCTGGCTGGCCAAGTATATCGCGGTGCTCAAGGGGAAGATCGAGAAGGAGGCGGAGGCGGATGAATAGTCAGCCTGTCTCCTATCTGCAGACCGACCCGAAGTGGGCCAATATCTCCTACGCCACCACCGGCGAGGTGACCACCATCGGGGCCTCCGGGTGCGGGCCCACGGCCATGGCTATGGTGCTGGCCACCTGGGCCGACCCAAAGGTCACGCCCAGGACGGAGTGCGCCTGGGCGCTGAAGAATGGATTCAAGGCCCTGAAACACGGGACCTACTACAGCTACTTTGCCCCGGCGGCCCGGCGGTACGGGCTGAGCTGCACTCAGCTCAACGGAGCCAGTATCCTGGGCAACAGCGGCAGCGGGCTCCACGCCCAGGTGCTGCAGTTTCTGCGGCAGGGGGATCTCATCATCGCCTGCATGGGGCCGGGGAACTGGACCAGGTCCGGGCATTTCGTGGTGCTCTGGGACGTGATCGGGGACGTGGCGTATGTCAACGACCCGGCCTCCACCCTGCCCAGGCGGACCCGGGGAAGCTGGAAGTTGTTCAAGACCCAGGTGAAGTTTTATTTCCGCATTCGGAAGCCGGCCAAGGTGCCGGGGGAGGAGGACAACGTGAGTCTGACCGCAGAGGAGATCCGCAAGATCGCGGAGGAGACGGTGAAGGTCACCGTCAAGAATTACATCAACGCCGCCCTGGCTGAGTCCGCCGTGGCGACCGCCAGCGCAGCCGAGCCGGACTGGTCCGTCCGTGAGGGCTGGTGGAAGGCGGCCACGGAGGCCAAGATCGTGGACGGACTGAGGCCGGAGAGCCCGCTGAAGCGGGACGAAGGCGTGGCGATCCTGGGTCGGCTGGGGCTGATTAAGGGCAAGCAGGACGCCAATGAGACGGCGGAGAAGTTGGGGATGGATTGAGGTCCGTGTGCCGTGTGACATTCGTGTGACATTTTTGCCGTTTTTTCGGTGAGTTGGTACATCTGTTCGATATGGACGTATCGGGCAGGGATGCGTGAAACCGTTGGGACATAAAGGAAAAACCGTGGAACCTTTTGGTTCCACGGTTTTTGGCTTGGCGGAGAAGGAGGGATTTGAACCCTCGCGACGCTCAACACGCCCTACTCCCTTAGCAGGGGAGCCCCTTCGGCCACTTGGGTACTTCTCCAAGTCCGATTACGATAAAGAAAAAATGGCGGAGAGAGTGGGATTCGAACCCACGGCCCTTTCGGGTCACCGGTTTTCAAGACCGGCTCCTTAAACCACTCGGACATCTCTCCGTGTGGGGCTGGCCCGGCCAGTGCAAGAATTATCTTACCACAGCCATTTCCATTTGTCAATGAAAAATCAGGAAAACCTACGGAAATCTGTAGGTGTTACAATGATGTGTGACAAAAGACCAGAGAATTCATGAGCAGCTAAGCTGCTCACAAATTCTCAGGTAAAAAAGAAAAGCGAATAGGACGAACCTGTGATAAGGTTGAGTTGA